CCAGGCCGGGTGAGGATCGTCGTGACCGCCGCCTCCTGCACACTGCTGATATGAACCACGTCGCCGAGGAGAACAGCCAGCCCCCCACTAAGAGCCCATGCGACGATGACCGGGCTCGTAATCTTTAATCTCAACGATGATACCGGACATAAAATTTGCTCCTAACATCCAAAGGGTAAACACTCCGGACGTTATCATTCACCGGCTCAGCTTCGCAAGGTCCGCCTGCAAAGCCGTCAAATCGACACCCCGCCCGTCACCCCCGGCGAGTTCCCCCGGGATGACCGCCCACGCCTCATCGCTGATGTGATGCCACGCCGCATAGGAGATCGGCTGCACCGCCCCCCAGGTGACCGCGTACAAATACGAATCATCATACCCGACCAGCGGAATGCAATGCCCCCCGACGACGGGGGAGAACAAATCAGGGAGCGTCCACGGGCGCTTACCCTGAAACGCCTCCTGCATCGCCTGGGTGACTTTAATCCCCGTGTACGCGGCGGTGTACGCGTCCACGACGAACTGCAACGTGGGGATGTCATGCACCGCGACAGGCGCGTACCCCTGAACAATGTGGGAGAAGAACCCGGTTTTCTTCACGTAGGCGAGGAAATCAGCGAGGACCACCCCCGTGTCCTGCCCGCCGGTGTACGTCAGGTAATAATCAACGATATCCTGATCAGACGGCCATTCCTCCTTGCCGGCATCCTGCGTGACAGCCGCAGCCGCCATGAACACATGATTAACCGCAGCCACCCCGCAGTCGCCGAACGTGTTATTCCCGTCCATCCCCCACGCGGTGCCGTCCGCAGCCGCAGGGACCGTGGGAACCGCGACGGACACGGGGGGGCGGGGGAGGTCCCCCGCGACATACCAGGTGAGATCTTTCAACCCGACCGGGATATACCCCGGGTTACATCCGAACTTGTAATCTGTCACACGCTCCTTGAAGGTCGTATCCATGGTTCACCCGCAGCGCCTTTGATGGTCGTCTCGAAGTTAACCGACGCGTACGTGTACGGTTTCAGATTCGACCCGTTAGGGCCGCCGGCGATGACATGCGCAATATAGAATTTCCCCGGCGTCAACGACCCCCCCTGGTACACCAGGACGTTCCCGACTTTCCTCGGATAGGATTTCACCAGCGTCGCTGCCTCAGCGACGTCCCCCTCATACACGAACACCTGATACCACGACGCCGCAGGGAGCCCTGAGACGGGCGCAGGCGGCTCCCACCACAGTTTCACCGTGGTATGCCCCCCGAACACCCTCAGGCCCAGCGGAGGCCCGTAACGGGGGTCCGGGGACGGGCGGGGGGCGAAAAAATCAGGGAGGAGCAACGACTGGTCCACGCTCCGGCCCAAGGCGACGTCCGTCCACTGGGTGCCGTCCATCGGGATTGACGTCAGCTTGCACGTCGCCGGCCCGCAGATATGCTGACCCTCCCCGTAATGCGCGGACCACAAGCGGATCTGATCCCTCGGGAACCCCATCGCCCGCACGATCGGGACCAGACTTGACTCCATCGTCGACGCGCTGGCGTAGAAACACGGCCGGTACACCCCCCGGGTGAGCTGCCGCTGATACCAGCCCTCCGCATCAGACGGGTCCGCCGCCCCCGGCTCGATGTCAAGGCAGTCCGCGTCGTCGGAGGGGAAAACAGCGATTGACAGGACATCAGCGTGCGGGTAGGTTTTCGTCACCCAACTGTAATTCGGCTGGTCCCCGACTCCCCCGTCAGCATAGGCGGCGTACGCTTCCGCGTCCGGGGGAAGCTGATCATTGTAAACACTGTCGTACATCACGATGTTGCTCATCATGCCTCAGTTCAATCCGATGATTCTCTGTCGTTCCTCAAGCAGCTCATCGATACGCTCCCACGCAACATTCCATTTGTCGCCGCCGCGCAGCGAATCAGCGATGATGTTCCGCAGATTACCCAGATCCCTGTCAATATCCTCAACCGTCCGCGTCGCCAGCATCAATTAACCCCCTTTAACGAGAGCCTCAATTTTCTTCAGATGATCCTCGATGACCTGAAGGCCGCCTTGCGTGTTCAAATCCAGTCTATCAACAATCACCTCAGTGTCATTGAACTGCTTCTCCGCACGGGCGTCCGCCGCCTCATTCTGCAGATTCTGCCCCACCATCAGGCCGGGGAGCATAACCGCCTGGAAGGTGGTGGAGATACCCCACGTCAGCAGCAGATAGAACCCGTACCCGGTGAACACTATCGTGATGCCGATGATGTGCATCTGGAACAGCACCGCCGGGAGAGCGCAGAGGCACAGGAACAACGTCACCCAGAACGCGGTCATCGTCCCCACGTTCTTAAACATCCACAACGCGATCAGCTTATTGAATTTACTGTAGGCTGTGTCCGCCGGATGGAAATCATGGGTGCGCAGATGGACGGGTTTCCCGGTCAGGGTGTGACCGAAATGAGGATGCTTCACTGGTTTCCCTTCATCAGGCCCCGCACGTAACGGGACGCCTCGAAATCACTGTGAGTCGCGACGTGCACCCCGTCCTGACCGCGATGATGCCATTCGCACAGATACTGGAGGTTAACAGCGGATTCCACCCACGCCCCCACCTCATCAGGGTCACTGATCCCAGGGTAGTCTTTCTCCAGCCATTTCAGGTCCACCCCGTTCTGCATGCTGAACTCCACATGCGCGTGATGCAACTCCAACCCGCCGTGGCATTCACTGAAATCATCCCGATGCGCTCCCACCGCGCATTTCGCCGTATCTTTGGTGCGCCTGCGGTATTCTTCGAAGTCACGGTAATGCGGGTCGTCTTCCCGGGCGGGATGCTCCGGGTAATACAAAATATACGAGTGGGTTACCTTCTGCTGATGCGCATCAGTCACACAACTCCCTTACTCTCTTGAATGATCCGGGGTTTGCTTCTGCCGCCAGTTCTCCAGCCGCCCCAGCCGAGCGCCGAGGCCGTTCATCTCCTCACGGACGCTCATCGCGAACTTCCCGAACTCCGACGTGAGCTTATCGATAGCCTCCGTGTTCCTCATCATCTGCGCGGTGTTCTCCGCCATCGCCTGCGCCTGACGTTCCCGCGTGATCCCCTCATCCGTCCATTTCTGCTTCTGCCGCTGAATATACTTATAAGTCCCCACCGCGAACCCGATGATCAAACTGATCCCGGTCAGGACGTACACGATCGTGACGATACCGCCGGACCCCCCACCCGGGGCGGACGCCTGCGCCAGGTACACATGGAACATCAGTGTTTCTAGCATCCCAGCTGCCCCTTGAGCGCGAGGAACTCCCGGGCGAGTTCCTGCTCATACGCGCGACTCGGGTTCGACTCGGGGTTCCCGGACGGGGCTGGGGCTTTATTCAGGGTGTCGATCACCTGGCACCACACATGCTGGGAGGAACTCACATCCCATCGGGTGAGGAAGATGATGAACACGAACGTGATGATGATGAACAGGATGAGGGATACCCATTTGATGTTCTCCCAGGTGTTCTCCTTGAGATCACGCACACTCCCCGCTCTCGCCGGCTTAGAAGGGATCAGGTTTTAACGGCCATTCCACAAAACTGAAAGTTCCTGGTTGAAGTTGAAGAACGTCGCGGCGGTCCCGCCGGAGCCGCCCTGCTGCACGGTGCCGTAATAGCATCCCGCGACCGTGTTCAAATACGCGATGTAGTTCAACGCCATCTGCGCATCCGAGACGCTCCCCGGGTTCTCATCATCCGCCGCGCTGGAGTACCCGAGCTGCTCAAGGAACGCGAGGCCGTTCCCCTGCCCGTTAATCCACGTGGACAAGTTGACGATGTTCTGCATCAGGTCACGCAGCGCGACGGAATAGTTGATAAGGTTGATGTCGACCTGACCTGAGTTAGACGCCTGCCCAACAGCCATAATAAAAACTCCCTACGAAAATTGCTCTACAAGAATAGTGCCGGTAACATTGTTACCCGCCCCGGGAGCACCCCACATAGTGGTCGTGTATTGTGTTGACGGACTCAAATCGTAACAATAGGCGTTTCCCCAGTTGAAAGTGGCGACAGTGCTGCCGTCCAATCCATCTCCTGCGAGAAGGTACGTTCCTCCGCCATAAGCATCATTGTAATCGCCGTCCATCCAGATTGAGATACGCGCGAAAGTGCCGGCAGTCTGCGTGGGTGAAGTCACCAAAACCTGCAAATCCCCCGAATAGCTCGCTGTATTCTGTGCTATTACAGCATCTATAGTCGACATGATCTTTCTCCTTTAACTAAGGCCCGATTCTTTCGAGCGTGCTTCCGAAACAGCGCACCGTCTGCCCCGACGACGTGTTACTCCACCCACCCAAAAGCTGATAAGTATTAGCACCCGCAGAACTCACAGCGTTAAGACTCGACCCTCCGGCCATGCCATATGTTGTGTAAGTATTACCCTGCGACAACAGCGAGTTGAACTCGCTCGCGTTCACCTGCAGCCCGCACACCACATTCCCGCCGGACCCCACCGTGTTCCACTGGATAACGGAAATCGCGAACCACTCATAGAACGTGGCGGACAGCATCCCAGCGCCGGCGAGGGTAATCGACGCGACGCTCGTCGACCCCACATTCACCTGCCACCGCAGCTGCCCGTTCCCCGACGTCGCAGAATGGAAATCCCCCCACGCCGTCAACCGGTACATAGTCCCCAACTGAGGATCATTAGCCGGGATCGTGTAAGACTTCGACAACGCCGACGCGACCGTCCCCGTCTGCGCGTTCAACGTCACATCCGACAACGCCAACGGGATATGCCCAGTGAACCCCTGCGCGTTCGTCGCGATCAACGTCCCCGCGCTGTTCGCCGCGACCGCCGCCGACGTCGCCAGAGTGTTACTCACCGTCGACGGGGTAGTCGACGCCGTCTGCGACCCCGACACCGTAACCTGCGGGCTCGTCACACCCGGATTATAAGGATTCCCGTACGAATCAGTGTTAGCCGCCGCCGACACCGACAACGTGTACACAGGAGACGACCCCGCATTATAAGTCAGGGTGACCTGACCCGCAGCGCCGTTACCCGCATAGGCGACACCCCCGTCACTGTAATACACCTCAATCTGAGGGATATACCCGCCGTTCGCCCCCGAATCAAGATACCCGTAATAATCCTGCCACGGGCTGACAGCGCCATCCCCGAAAACGATCGCCTTGCAGTTCCCGTTCTGCAACGCAACCCCGATACCACCCCCCAACCCCACATTCGTGATATACGTATTCGGGATCGAACTCGCGTTGAAAGTCGTCACCGACGTGAACCCCGGCGGAGGATAGGAAAGAGAGTTCCCGAAAGACCCCTGCGACGTATACGAAACCTGAACAGTCAACGTCGAATAATAACCATGAAGGACCCGCACCCCCAACGCCACCGACGAAACCGACTTCCCCGACAAATCCGACTGGATCTGCGTATACGGCAGGATGAACACCGAATACTGATACCCCTGCGCGGAGTTAGTCCCAGGCTGCCCCTGATACATAAGCCCATCATGATTAGCAAGCCCGTTCGGGGTGTCCCCGTTCGCGTTGCTCCCGTAATACGAGTACGTGCTGCTCGTCTGGTAGATAACCGAGAACGTCTCCGTCCCGTCATTACCCGCACCACCCCCGCCGCCGCCCGGCGCGGTCCCCGACACCCCGTTCGACGACGTGTTCCCCCCAGCGCCCCCAGCGCCCCCGCCGGCGAGCGCCGCGCCTCCGTTAGCGCCCGTGTTACCCGTCGACCCGAACCCCGCGTTCCCCTCACCGGCAGGCGACGCGGACCCCCCGCCGCCGCAGCCCCCCTCATCCCCCGTCACCGCGACGCCGTTCCCGCCATCGAAATGAATCGTGTTAGTCGACCCGCTGCCCCCCTGCCCCGCAGTGCCGTACAACCCCGCGACCCCCCCGTTCGCGGTGACACCCTGACCCTGCCCGTTCGTGTTGGAGAAACTCGACGCGCCGCCGTTCGTCCCCGGCACCCCCGTCGCGCCGCCGGTGCCCGCAGCGCCGACGACGATCGTGTAAACGTTCCCCGGCGTCACCGCGAACGACGGCTCAGCCGCGTACTCCCCCCCGCCGCCGGACTCCCCCCCCGACGTCTCGTTACCCCCGCCGCCGCCTGCGCCAGCCCCCCAGCACTGCACCTGAATCGACGTGATCCCAGTCGGGCACGTCCACGAGTAAGTCCCCGCTGTGGAGAACGTCGCCGTCGACGACCCTGACGTGTACCCGAGGATCTGCCCGCCGGTGTTCGTCAGCGTCGACGTCATCGACACCGCAGTGCCGCCGCTGATCCCCGGCGCGAGGATCTGCGCCTGCTGAACCTGCGTCCCGTTCAACGTCGACGTCGCATCCAACGTCGACCCGACCAACGTGAACCCCTGCACCGACCCTGACAACGCCGTCAGCCCGGTCGAGACCGTGTTCCCGTACTGGTCCTCCCCCCCCGACGCGGAGATCGCCAGGTAAAGGTTCCCCGTCGCCGGCTGCCCCGAATACCCGTAAACCGCCCCCTGCCCGGACACGATGTTCATGTCGGAGGTGTTGATCGTGGAGGAGTTGATCCCGACGATCTGCCCGGGGATCTGATTCTGCGTCGCGGACGGCAACGCGGACGTGGGACTCGCGTACGGGTCGTAAGGCGTCGTTACACAACCAGCCCCTTAATTTGAAAGCCACACGACGTTGAAATGACTGTCGAATCCATGCGACACATCCGTCGCCCACGTCGAAGCGGTCCCCGACTGATACTGCGCAACCGGCGCGATCGTCTCCCCCGCCAGCAGATAGTAAACATTCATCGCGGTCACCCCAGTCGGGTAGGTCCACCCGTTCGCGACGAGCATATGCTGAAACCAATCCGGGGGGGCGTCCCCCGTCGTCGGGGATGTCACCCCACCGGAAGTCGGCACGGAAAACCCCGCGATCATCATATTATAAGAATTCGTCGTCGTGATCGTCGCCGCGTTATACTCCGCGACCGCGAGATACCAGCCGTTCACCGGCGCAACATAATGATTACCCGCCGTTGACCATCCCGCGTAATTATCCCCGACACCCCCGTGCACCAACCCGACCGTCGAACCCATCGTCACCGGATGCCACGCCCCCACCGACAACCCCGACTGCGCAGTCGTCTGATGCACCGTGCAATACGGGCGGTTCAACAGGAAATTAACGTCATTCGCCAACTTCGAATTGAACAACGTGACCAACCCCGTCTGCCCCGGAGGGTTAACCCCCGGCGGGTTCCCCGCCATGAACTGGAAACCCGTCACATCCGGCGGCGTCCACGCCTGCGTGCCGCTGTTAATCGGGGTGAGCCAGCTCATGATGAAATGCGAAACGTTCGCGTTCCCGAACTGAGATGCCGTGGACGTCTCCGTGACCACCTCAACAACATCCCCCGCATGCAGATCAAGGATCTTCGTAACGGAAATCCCCGTGTTCTGCGCCCCCGGCGGCGTCGCATTATACGATCCGCCCCAGTAAACATTCGACGCGACGGAGAACCCCACCACCCCCTGCCCGACATCCCAGTCCGTCGCGTAAATCACATTCGCGTGGAGAAGATAATTCCCCGGCAACGGCACCGTGTACTGGCTTGCGCTCACATTGAACTTCGAGTAGTTATCCACCAGCGGCGTCGCCGTGAACGGCACCGGGGTGATCGTGTTCGCGGTGATCGCGCCGGTCGACTGAATCTGCACGTTCAGCAGCGGCGGGTTGTTCAGCAGGGTGAACGTCCCCGCGATGCTCGTGTTAAGCGTCGCGGACGTCAGCGTCGTCGCGGTCCCCACCGAGCTGATCGGGACGGGGATCGTGGAAGCCGTCGCGCCGTTCCCGTTGCACACCGCCATCCAGATCTCGGAGAACCTCGGGGTCGCCCCCGTCGTCGACGCCGTGTTCACCGTGATGGTGTTCGCGTCGCTGTTCGGGTCGACGAGGAAAACACCCGGGGAGTAAATCTGGCTGGGCGCGGACGGGGTACGCTGAATCAGGTCAACGGCGAACCCGCAGCAGTTGTACACCGTCGACCCCGGCTGCATGCACCCGATATCCGTCAGGGCGACCGCTGTCGCGTTCTCGTCAGCGGCGAGACTCCACATCACCCCGTAGGTGCTTGAGGTGCCGGAGAACGTCCCGAACGGCATGCTCGCGAAAATCAGCTGCCATCCCCCCAGCTCCCCCGCGACCCCCGCAGAGCCGGGGGCGATAGCCCCTGACGACCGGAACCGGGCGAACCGCCCCGGCCCGTCCGACCCGGCCCCGTACAAGGCGGCGGTGTCGATGATGGAGATGCCATCGCCGTCCGTCCCGCCCAGCAGGGTGAACGACCCTGCTTTCGACGCGGGGGCGGTGTCGGCGGTGCCCTGGTAGGTTTCGCACATGAGGGGGCGGTTGGAGTGGAACATCACCCCGTTCGCCCCGAAATACGAGCCGTCTTAAATACGTATACAAATCCTGATTTATTTGATGCGCAGTCAGCGGTGCGGCGAAAGCCCAGGTGGACGGTGGGATTGGCATACTTTACCACCTCCTTCCGAAATGCTATCGTGGTATGTATGACGACATACCGCCCGGTAAGAAAGAAACGATAACCAGCTGAGATACTGGGTGTTGGGGGAATTCTGCCCCGCCGTGTCCGTGAACAACGTCTGATTCTCCGGGAACAAAGGAGCGATCTGCAGCGTCGTATGCCAGTACGTCGGGCCGATGTCATGCGCGATCGACTGAACCGCCCCCGTCACACTGAACGGCTGCCCCCCCACCGGCCGGCGGTTCACCGTCACCGTCTGATTCAACTCCAACCCCAGCACCGTCGTGAAAGCACCCGGGAACTTCGACGCGACCTTCGACAGATCAATCTCAACCGTCACGACACGCTGCTGCGGCTCGCAGTACTTCTTCGTCGCCCAGTTCACCGCATCGAAAACATCAAACGGCAGCAGCGCATACGACTGATACGACAACCCGGACCGCTGGAAAAACTGAAGCTGACTTTCATAATTCGTGTTCTGAACACTCAAATCCTGATTAGGACCCCGGTTCTGCGTCGCGGACACCACATTGAAAAGGAACTGGTTATCCACCGAGAACGACTCATCCTGCTCGAACGGTATCTCCGTCGTCCCGTTATCCCCGAACACCGCGACCGCCGGCTGATTATACAGATACCACCGGTACACGTAAATGACACTGCCGTTCCCCTGCGTGTAACACCGTCCCCCTTCCGTCTGCACCAGCTGGTTCATCACATCAGCGGCGGACGACCCGTCATACTGGTACGCCTCGGAAACATACGTTCCCTCCACCGTCCCATGCGCCCCGAACCACGCTGTCCCGCCCCGTTTCAACCCCAGATTCCCCCACGTGAGAGCCTGCGCGTACCGGCCCGGCGCGACAACCCCCGCCCACCCCGCGATGCCCGCCTCATAATGATTCGCGACCTGCTGCGCAGTCACCGCATAGTCATACCACGCGAAATGCCCCGCAATATAATTATATCCATTGTAAACAACCAGGGCGGAAACATCATAAGAGAACCGGGCGGGGCCGAGGCAGACCGCGCGGATCTGCGGGATCGTCCCCAACACCGGGAACGTCGCCGTCGTCTGCCCGTTCAGATACGTCGTCGTCCCCCCCGGCCCGGTTGTCAGAACGAAATGCTGCGGCGCGAAAGTCGTCTGGTTGAACGTCTGATCCGTCAACTCCACCCCATTGCAGTAAAACCCGGAGAGGACAGTCCCCGCGTTCTCCAGCCCCGTGTTCACCCCCACCGACAAAACCCCCCCGACCGTCGCGTTCGTCTCCGGGGCGGAAGCGGTGAAAGACGACGGCCCGCCGAACGCTGACATCAACTGGCAGGAATACGTGTTCGTGTTCCCCCACACGAACCAGAACTCCGCCGAGAAAGCCCCGCTATTGTAATTCGTCGGGATGTTCGGATCAAAATAGAACATCCCCGGGCCGTTATCCTCAATTTCCTGCCCCCCGTACGTCGTCGCGCCGAGGCAGGTGTTCTCATCACCCAGCAAATTCAACGCCTGCCCCGTCGTCACCGGCTGATCATAACCATCCCGGTAAGCGCCGTACCGGTTATTCCCGAACGCATAGTTAACCGCGATCAAACCGTTCGCGTCGATCGGGGATTCCGTGGGTGTCAGCGACTGCGACGTGAACTCATACTGCTCCTCCGTCGTGAAATACGAGTAAGGGAAAGCCTGCCTGACCTCCCCGATCACCGACGACGGCAAACTGGTATTCGCCAAAGGGCCGTAGGCGTCCACCGCGACGACGTTAACGAACCCCCACTGCGGCAACTCCGGCCACTCATACGGCCACCGTTCCACATACCCGAAAGCGATCGGGTACTGCACCCCATCCCACCATGCTGTGACCCTCAACGGGGTGTTCGGGGTGATATCCGGGTAATAAGGCGACAAGGCGTTCCCGTAAGTGAACACACCATCATGATTGTCAAGGAGAACGTTGATCTCCCCGGTTTCCTCCTGGGAAAGCTCATACTGACGACCCCGCTTCACCGTGATGTTGGAATCATCGCCTTTCCCGAACCCCCGCGAGGAAATATCCGTCCACGTGACCCCCTCCACCGACCAGGTGTAATCAACGGACTGGGTGAAATCCCCCGGGGACGCCCCGAACGCCGCCTCGATCGTCACATTCGGCATATTCGGGTTCGTCTGCGCCGGCGCGGATGATGTTTCCTTCAACCCCACAATGATCCCCGCAGACGGGACGCTGTTCGCCCATGACGGGTTGAACACCGGGATCGTCCCCGTCGTCCCCGGGATCCACATCGCGTACGTGGACGCCCCCGTGGGGATCCCTGAGGTGACCGCCGTCAAACCCGTCCACCCAGTGGGGACTGTCAGCGAGCCGCCCGCCCCCCCGGTCGTCACCAGGCCGAACATGATGTCAGCGGTGGAAGCCGTCCCTGAAAGAGACAGGGATGTTGTGAACGCAGTCGAGTTGACCGTCTTTACGAAGTCAAGGGAAACCGCCTGCATCGACGACGGGACGTCATCCATCTCCGCGAGGATGTAAGAGGTTGAATTCGCCCACCCTGTCACCGCGACCGACACCCAGCTCACCTGCCGGGGGTTATCCGCGATCCACACCGCGCCCCGGGAGGCGGTCGCCTGAGTGCTGATCCCGATCTGCCGCCACAGATTCCCGGCGGAATCAGTCACGTTCACAGCGGGGGCGTGCCCGGACGACTGGTACGCCTGCTGCGCGACATCCCACCCGATGTACGCGACCAGCGCGGTGGTGAGACCCGTCGTCCCGACCGTGTAGGGGATGCTGTCAAGACCGTAATCGTTGACGACAGACCCGGCGACCAGGTTATTGAGCGAAAGGACCGGCACGCTGGCGGATCCGCTCACCGCCAACCCGAGGGTGACAGCCCCCGTGGACGTCACCGGGTCAGCGACAAGCCCCGACCCGGACAACGCGGCGTTCAACGTCAGGCTTCCCGTGGACGTCACCGGGTCAGCGACGGTACCCGTCCCGGACAAGGTAAGGTCAAGGCTCACCGCGCCTGTGGATGTGACAGCGGGAGACCCGATGACCATGATCGCGGAACTGGGCACGTCCTCGGCTGTGCCGGCGGTGAGCGTGCACGAGATAGTCCCCGCTGTCGCCGCCACATTGTAAGCGCCGAGGGAATCGGTGTAGCTGATGATCGTGTAGCCGGAGGACGCCCCCGTCCACTCCCCGTTGAGGAAACTGGTGTTCACCAGCACGAGCACAGACGACCCGGACGAGACAGTCACCGACGGCGTGGTGTAGCTGGTGACCGCGTGGGCTAGCGTCCCCGTCGACGCGGCTCCCAGCACCACCGACCCGGCGGGGAGGCTGGCGAACCGTGACACCTGAACTTCAGCGTAATCCCCGGAGCCGGAGAAGGTGACGGTGACGGACGTGACAGCCGACGCGCCGATGCACACCCCGATCGCGGTGAACCCGTACTGGGTGTCGCCGCTGTCGTAGCTGCCGTTCGCCGGCGGGTTCTGATTAGCCGTCGCGGTGCTGTACGTCCACGTGTTGGAGGCGGTGTCGGTGATGGATTCAAGGTGGATCGCCGTGTCGGAAGTGACCCACTGCGTCGCCCACACCACCAGCGTTTCCCCGGCGCTGCTGGTGACCGGGACGGTGAACGACGAGCCGGTGCCGTCCTGCGCGGTGCCGTCCCCGGTGTGCGTGGTCATCGGCGTGCCTTACCGGTTAACCTGTGATCGTGAGGCTGGAGCAGGAGACAGTCGCCCCGGACACAATCGACAGGGTGTTAAGGTTCAGATCCTGCCCGGAAGTCCCGCACACTCCCGTCCCGACGACGGTCCCCCCGGATGTTTCCAACGCGAAATACCCGGCGGTGCCGGTGTTCCCCGCCGTCCCCGACGTGATCGAGTTAGCTGTCGCGGTGCCGCCTGACGACGCGCCGAACGCGGTGGCGTTCAACGTCAGCGTGGCGAGCAGCGTCCCCGTGATGGAACCGTCCAAAGCTGGCTGGGACCCCGTGTAAATCTTAATGAACCCGGAGTTCAGCGACACTGACGCATTGCCGGTGACCGCGTTGACCGCCGCGTCATACCAGAGCATGCTCATGATTACCCCTTAAATCCGAAACCGAACATCATCCGTAACCCGTTCACCTTGTGTTATTCCCCAGACGGTTAGGAGCCCACGCCCCCGTGATGTTCCCCGCCCCGTTATTCCGCGCGTTATACTGCAGGGTGCGACGCTGCTGATTATCCCAAATCTGCTTCCCGTCCAAATACACGTGCACATGATTGATCCCCCCATCCCCCGTGTCATTAGGGCCGATGACCCGCTCCGGCTGCCCGGTGTTGTTATGCGCGAGCGTCAAACCAGGCATCAGCCACCCCCCGGAGTCGTAGCCTTTGTCATGAACGAAAATCCCCGGGATGTTGAACGGGGACCCGTACATTGATTCGATGTACCGGATAGCAGCGGCAGCATTCGCGATAGGGTTGAAAATACCCCCCGGGACACTCGGGTTCTCATACGCCCAGAACGTCGACGGCAAAGTCTGCAAAAGCCCCTCAGCATGCTCCCCTTCCACCGAGATAGGGTCAACCGCGTTCGGGTTCCCTGATGATTCAGCGTTCGTCAGCCACGCCAGAGCGGGAAGCCAGGAGATAGGAGCGCCGTCCGCTTTCAACGCCGCTGTCAGCCACCCTGTGACCGTCCCGGAAACCCCCGAGAACGCTGTCTGCGCGTACTTGTTGTAATCATTCTGCATCACGCTCATAACCGAGGTAAGCTCCGACTTGAAAGCATCCGTGATGCTCGTCTCCCCCGCCCCGAGGATCCCGAACGCCATCCCGGAAGCGTTCGGCAACGCGATCCCGCCGCCTGCGAAATGCTGCGCGTTCAAACTATGAATCGTCTGCGCGCCGCCGATCGCCCGCACAGCGTCAGGAGTCAAAATCCCCTCACCCGGGGACAGCATCGCGGGGATAGTGTCATGCCCCGGAGAATAACCCGGGACGACCCCGCCGGCGGCGAACACATACCCGCCGCTGGTGATGGACACGCTCCCGCTGGGGACGCCGGGGATACTCGAATGGATGTTAGCGCCGCCGGTGCCCGTCACCGTCACCTTCGTCGACTCATTCACCGGCCACTGCTTCATCGCGTTCTCCAGCTGAATCGTCCACTGGTGAATGTTCTGAGTCATCTGGTTCAGCGAATTCAACGGGCCGTTCGTCGTCGCCTGCGCCTGCGAACCAGCCTGCCCGAGAGCTTCCTTGAGGTCTTTCTGAGCTTGCGTCGTCTGATTCGTCTGCCCGGCCGCCTGAACCGCCTGCGAACCCGTTACCCCGAGAGCCTCTTTCATGTCTTTCAGAGCCTGAGACGTCTGATTCGTCTGCCCGGCGTTCTTATTCGACGCGCCGGTGTCCTGGTCATACGCCTCAGAAAGCTCATTCGTGGTCTGCTGCGCTTCCGTCTGCGTGAACCCGAGCTTCTCCATCGCGCTCTGCAACGCCTGCTGAGCCTGCATCGTCTGCGGAGCCTGAGCGCCGTTCTGCTGCAACGACTGCGTGTACTTCTGCGTCAAACCCGTGATCCCCGACGTCCCCACAGCCGCATTCGCGATAGCCGACAGCACATCAGACTGCAAGGTCCCCGCGAAGTTCTTCGCGACCTGCGTAACATTCGACAGCGACCCCGTAAGATTGTTAATCAGCCCGGTCAAATTCACTGTGGAGCCGCCGGTCTGATCCACCCAGCTTTTCAAGCTGGAGAAGCTTTCACTCCCGGTGTACCCGGCTTCCTGCGCGAGAACGCTAAGCTCCTCCGCCGCCGCCGACGAATCTTTCGCGTACGGCAACAGCATGTTAACGACACCGCTGATAGCCTGCGTGTACTGCTGCGCGGACACAACCCCCGTCGTCGACGCGGTACGAAGGTTATCGGTGAATGTCTCCGCCTCACTCAAAGACTGGTTGTACGCCTGCCACACCTGAGCTGAAGTCCCCGAGAACGACTTCAGGGACTCCGCGATCTGGGAGACACTCAACCCAGTCGCGCCTTTGAACGCCTGAATCTTGTCCCCGACAGCAGGGGCGATATTCCCCATCTGCGTCAAATCAAGGTTAATCTGGCTGAAAGACCCCGTAAGGCTCGTCGCCATGCTCATGAACGAATCCCACGCAGAATTCAACTGGGAAACCTTCGACCCCTGAATCTGCGCCTCCACGGAAACAGCTTCCATGCTGTTCGACAAGGCGCTCCCCGACTGGTTCATCGACTCGTAACCCTGCACAAGCCCCTGAATCTGAATCCGCGCTTCCTCCGCAGCCTTCGAATTCCCGCTGATCCCGTTAACCAGCTTCACGTTCGCTGCGTCAGCCATCCCCAACGCCGCGACGAAACTAACCCCGTACGCCTTACTGATCTGCTCCGCCCCGGAAATAACATTCGTGGACTGCTGGTAAAGCTGCTGCTGGTTATCCGTCAGGATCTGAATGTTCCCCCGCAGCTGGGTGACAGCCTGACTCTGCCCCACATAACGGGACTCCACCCCGGCGCTGCTGCCCACCGTGAAAGTAAGAGCCTGATTAAGCTGAGTCTGCGCCTGCGAGATCTTCGCGGTGTTCTCAGAAAGCTGCTGCCCGATGACGTTCAACGCCTCCAAGTTCGTCGCAGCCTGCACAGCCTTCTGCGTCGACGCGATGAACTGCTGCGTCGCGTCAGTAGACCGCAACGCCCACACAGCAAGAGCGGCGAACCCGAGCACCCCCAACCCGACAGCCGCACCCCACGGCCCCGACATGAAGCTAGCGGCATTCCCAAGAGCGCCGACGAAACCAGTCGCCACCCTGTCGACGTCCGCGTCGAAAACCCCGATCCTCTCCCCCATCGCGACGAAATTGATAACCATATCCGCGACGCCGGTGATGATATTCGCGACCATCGCCCCGAAGTTCATCCCGATCTTCGCGAACACGGGAATACCGAGCGTCCCGACGAGAGCGATAGCCCGCCCGACCAAACCGAAAATACCCACCAGCAAACCGGACCACCGGTACGCCTCCTCAATGCCGAAAATGACAGTGAGGAACATCGGCGGCAGCTCAGAGATGATCTTGATCAGGTCACTGAACCCGTCGATCAGCTTCAGGATGATCTCAGCGAGCCCCGGCATCGCCGACGCGAGATTCAAGATCGCATGGCCGATGTTCCCGAGGATCTGCCCGAACTCAACTAGATCCTGAACACCATCAGAAAGCAACCCGGTGAACTGCTTCATCCCCGTCGACAAGTCAATGTCAATATCAGCGGCGAACTTCTCAAGAATATTACCGACAGCCAACCCCATCTGCCCGAACGAGCTGATACCACCCGAGGCGGTCCCGGAGGTGTGCGTGACGGCACCCAGCTGATCATTAAGATTCCCGGTCGCGTCATTCACCCCGATGATCGCCTCACCCAGCAGCTCATAAGCATCCGGGTCAGCGGCGTTCTGCGCGACCTGCAGAGAATGCCCAAGGCCGAGCATGTCACCCTGAGTTTTCCCGAAAACAGGACCGAGGGCCTCCCCCGCGATCTCCATCCCCTTCAGGCCATCGTAAACATCCATCGCCCCCTGATTCAGAACGGAGGCGGCGGCTGCAGCAGCGAACATCGCGGGGATGAAAACAGCTGAGAACTCGAAAACCCCCATCACGATCAGATGGATAGCAGTGCCAAGGCCGGTGATCCCGAACGCGGCGGCACCCAACGGGATCGTGACACCGCCTACGTTGTCACCCATCTTCTTCGCGGCGGACGCCAACGCCAGCATCGCGAGACCCGTGTTGCCGGTGTCCGTCGCCGCCTGCTCCGCCGTCGACGTCATCACAGCAAGAGCGTCATGCCCCCCCATAACAGCCCCGGCGGCTCTCACAACCGCGTCAGCCATCAAATCCGTGTTATTAGTGACATCCCCAGCTTTCAACGCCAACGCGTCACTCGCCTGCGAGAGAAGAAGATCAGTCGCCGCGAGAAGCTTGTCAGCGTTAACCATGGACAAGGTGATCCCCGCAGACCGTTCGGCGGCCCCCGAAGCATCACCCAAATCAGCTTCAAGCGCTTCCAGCGCAGCCGCCTGCTCCCGAATGGCAGCCGTCGCGCTGTCAGCCTTCTGAATTATCTGCTCCTGATAATTCGCCATCTCAATCTGATCAACAGCAGCCTGCTCCTCCGCCTCATTCACTTCCCCGAGAGAATCACGGTACGCATTCTCCGCCGTGATGATATCCGTGATCTCAGCCCGCGCCGACCGGAGAGCCTGCTCCATGTTGTAAGCGGCGAGAGCCTCCCTTTCCATCGCGGCGGCGCTCAACTCCGAAACGTCAGACTGCTCCCCCAACGCCTCGATCTGCCCGTGGATCGACGCGAGGTTATCGTAAAACGCCGTCGCCTCTTCCTCAGCGGAGGCAGTCAAACTCTGCTCGGCAGCGACAGCATCAGCTGTTTCAAGGCGAGCTTCCCGCATCGCAGCCGTGACGTTCTTCAAAGCAGCAGCCTGCTGCTGCGCATTCAAAGAGTTATCCCGCAGAACATTCCCGAGGATCTCCTGCGCCGCCGACATCAGATCAGTCGCGGAAGCGTTCTCATCCGCCGCCTGCGTCATCTCGTCAAGACTGTCAATGTCCTCCCTGATCTGATCAGACCCACCCCCCGTGAGATCAACAGTCTCATCGATGGTCTCACGAGCCGCGACGTTATCCGGCCCCCCGATATTCCGGTAGATGACATTAACGACAAGCGTGCGGTTATCAAGAGAGTCCAGCTCCTCCTTAATCGCCGCGATGCTCTCCATCGCGGTACCCGCGATGTCAATCTCAACCTGCTTCACATCAGGGAGAGCGTCAATCGCAGCGTGAAGCAGGTTCACCTCATCGATCAGATCTTTCGTCCGATCAATCATCAGCTGAATGGCTGCCAGGTAACCGGAGGCGTCAGCGGTGAAATCCTCTGATACGCCGGGAAGCTCAGGCACGCTGACCACCTCCAATCAAAGAAAAAGAAAAATGACCGTACCGTCCGTCACCTGTTAAGGAACGGACGGATACGGTCATAAAAAGCATCCATACTCACACGCGTCAAACTGCCATCGGAAATGCACTGCTCCACAGCAGGACGCATATACGGGTGCTCAGGCACAGTCACCCGTCTCTTCCACCACGGATGCGGGTTACGCCAATGCATCCAAGGGCTGTTATTCGGCCAAGTGGACCCGCCGAACTCCTGCAACGCGCTGTACCGCAAATGCGACCCCACACCCGCAGTCGCCCGCACCGCCCCGTACGCAGGCGTCAACGTAACCGACCGGGAAAGGTTCCCCGACGCATAAGCGGGGGGACGACCCGCGACCGCCTTGAAGAACGTGAACGGAGGATGCGACGTTTCCCGCAGAAGCGCCTGAACCCGATCCTGCACCTGCCCCGCCATCGCGTTCGCAGCGGGGACAACCGCCGACGCGGCGGCGTCCTGCAACGCCTTCAGATACGCGGGGAGATCACCCAAATCCATCCCGCGCACCCCTCACCAGTTAACCTTCCGACGGCCTGGACACCTTATGCGCAACCCTCTTGATGAGAGTTTCAACCGCCGGCTGCATGAACTCCACCGAAACCCTGTCAATCGAGTATTCCCGAGCGAACCTGCGGAGTTTCCCGGAATCAACATTCCCGCGCTCCTGGAACGCCCGCTCATAAGCATCCGCGATCTCACTCACAGACGGGGAAACCCACCAGCCCTTATGCACCCCGTTCCAGAAAGGCTGCCCCCCCACCCGGATACCATGAGGGTTAATCTCCGTCATCGACGACGCATCCGTGGTGATAACCGGGGTCCCCGCCGCCTGCGCCTCCATCACCGGCAACCCGAAACCCTCCGCGTACACCGTCTGCGACAAAACATCAATAACGTTGTACCATTCATTCAAATCCGGCTGGCTGATCATCCCCGCCGTGTACCGGTACTGATCCACAATCCGGATCAAATCAACAATCCCGAGGTTCTCCGCGACGGCCTCCAGATCCTGCCCGCCCTCCTGATGCACCCCCGTGTGCAACGTCAGCATCACCTCACCAGGATGCTGTTCAGCGAACTTCGCGAACGCCAGCATCTGCTCAGGCAAAGCCTTCCGGATCGCATCATTATTCGCCTGGTTGACCCCCACCACGAACATGCCCTCCGGCAACCCCGCCGCCTCACGCAGCTCCCCCCGATTCGGCAACGGCCGGAACACATCCGTGTCGATCGCATGAGGAACATACACCGGATCAAAACCAGCCCGTTTGAACCGCTCCAACCCGAACTCGCTCATCGCGATCAGCTGAGCACCCGAACTGTCAACCACCCCCCGGTCCGCCAAAGACATCGGCCGGCAATCAGACGGAAGCCAATGCGCAACCGGCAGCTCCCGCAGGAGATCCGCGTTCATCACCCACACATCACCCAACGTGATGATCAAATCCGGGTTGTACGCCTTAGCATGCTGATACAGGGAAGTGGAACAATAGTTAGGGCCGTACCCCGGGAGGATCGTCATCCCGTTCCACATCGTCGCGCCACCCTGGATACCCCAGTAGGTGGAGATGATAACCTCATGCCCCAGCCTTTGAAGTTCCTGCGTCCAAATCGCAGTCTCAACCCCGTACCCCGAGCAAGCCCAAGGCGCGCAGCTATGAAAAAGGATCCTTGCCATTTACACGATCACGCTACTCTCTTCTGTCCTGAAACCGGCTCTGCTTCCGCACGAACTCAGCAGCCTCACCAACCGCATCATCATAAACAGGAAGCCACTCCAACTCTTCCAGTGTAAGCTCATCCACCTGACGTGGATGCCAATTCCAGTTCCGCTCAAAATACCCGTACACAAGAATCTTCATCGGGAACCCGTCAGGGAACGGAGGCTGCCTGAACTCAGGGTCATCCTGAATATGATCAGCCCACGCCGATGAGCTGATCATATGCTTCCAGATGAAAACATCCCTCAGCTGCCGGAAAGCTTTTTTGGGTCTGCTTTATCCTTCTTAACCGTCCCGGAAACCTTATCCACCAGCGGCTGAACCGCATCCGCGAGAGCATTGTAATCATCAAGGTCCATAGCGTTCCCGATAACCACATCAGCAGCCGCGACGTCCTTCGCGTCAGCCGGCGTCGGGGTCCCGAACGACCAGCTGGTGATGATCCGCCCCAGGAGGGCGTTCCGGATATCATTCGCGAACCCCAACGCCGCCCGGTTAACACCATCCTTCACTTCAAGGAACACCGCATCCTGAACAGCGAACCGGTCAATCGCCTTCAACTGATCCCGGTATTCAACCCAGCCGCCTGACGGCAGCTCAACACGAGCCATTAGCTTCCCTTTAGCCTTCCTGGTATTCGACAAAACGTAAACCCGCCTTAATAGGTGGGGATCCCGTTGACCAAAGTGATAGTCCCCGGGCCGAGACCACCGGAGCCGCCGATGTCAACACTGTTCGCTACACCTTCGAACGTGTTCCCGTACCCGATGAGAGCCTTCGACCGCATAATCTTCGACTTAATGTTCGCAACCTGAGACCCAGTGAACGTCAACGTGAAAGCAGACCCGGAGTTCGGGATCCCCGTGTTCGAGCAGGTGATCGTCATCGGAGCCTGCGCGTTCAACAGCATGTAATCCAGAGGGAACTCATTATTCGTCGGGTCATACTGGATAGTCCCGTCCATCGTCAAAGGACCACGGGCGATGACGAACGGAGTCTGGCTGCCCTGAACCGTCCAGTACACCTGCGTCTGCCGCTTAAAGCTGACGGAGAACTCCCCGACGTCCGTCGCGATCGTCTGCCCTGAAGGGCCGACCGTTGTAACCGTCGAGTTCCAGTTAGGAATCGGCCGTGCTCCCGTGACGTTCAACGTCGGGGAAGACCCAGACGGCCACGGCACCGACAACCACGAATCCCCCGCCATCTTGATCCCGAGGAGCTGCTCAGCGTTCCCCGCGAAATCAATGTTCTTCAAGCAGGAGAACGGATAGTACCGAGCGCCGTACGTGTTAGTCGGGGACGTCCCGTAAGTGCTGTTCGTGAACGTGTTAACAATGTTCGTGACATCAGTGAACGTATGCGTAGGCGGCTGAGCGCCGAACGCCCCCCCGTACCCCAGCTGCGAGTTCAAAGCCGCGAAACGATGCGTGTAAGGGCCGGTCGCGATATTGAACACCTGCGACCCGGCGACAAGGCTGGTCGAGTGGGTGAACCGCAAAGGAGTGTTAGCGAACGTGACGACAGACGCCGGGGTGGTGCTGCTGACGATCACAACCTCATTCGAATAGCAGCCCGGGGTGTTGCTTGTAGCGGCGGTGCCGAGCTGCAACGCAGTCCCGACCGTCCACCCGACGGGGATAGCGCTCGCGAGCGTCGCCGCGATAGCCCCCACCGCCAGCGCGGAAGCCGCCGTACCCGGAGTCGCCAGAGACGCCGACGTCGTTGAAAGGTCCCCGAAGACGTTATCGAAGAAATACCCGTGAGTGTCGAGGAAGTTAGGGCCGCCGAACGAGAACGTCGCGGACTCAACCCCGAGCGTCTCGTAGAACAAGTCCGTCATCGCACCACGGATAGCCTTGTCCTGAAGGAACTTAGGGGTGTCCTCAGGCTCAAAGGAACCCTGATCCAAAGGCTGAGTGTACGTCGGGAGAACCGGGACGCCACCCGTCAGTTCCCGAGCGATACCCAGCCAGCTGAGTACGCTCGGATAAATGTTAGGCCCGCCAAGCGCCACACATCTCCTTTACGCGTTCATAATTTCCCACACGCTCACAGTCAGGAGCGTGTCATACCGCAAAAACCGCTCATCATCCAAAGCTTCCACACCCAGACGATAGCGCTGCGTCTCGCCGGTATTGTAAACCGTCGAAGTCAAATTAGTGTTAGGGTCCGTCAAATACGCCGGGTTCGGCTGAGCGAACCGCAAAGCGAACATCACCGCATCAACAACCGCAGGGAAATAAGGGTCCTGCTGCGACCCTGAATTCACCGCGCCTGTCCACGTAATGTAAATATCAACCCGGTGCAGCATCCCCTTCGTCCCCGAAGGGGTACCCACCCCGGAGTTCCTCGGGACAGTCCCCCCCAGCTCCGACGACCGGTTCTCCTCACCGTCCGACGGCCAAATGTAAATAGCCGGGACACGGGCTTGCACATACGGGTCGGGGGGGGTGATGAAAGCGTTCGCGTTCGGCATCCCGTAAGGGAGGGGAAGCTGATCGAGGAGACTGAGAAGATACGACTGCACAGTCACAATCGGCATGAAAATACTCTCCTCAGATTTATATCATTTTTACGGGGGAAAGTCCATTAGGACGAAGACGACCAGGAAGGCCACGCCTTCTGCGCCTTGGAACTACTCAGATTCCTCCGCGCGTAACTCGGATAATAAGCCTTCTGCCCAGCCACCGCCCGCGACAGCTGGTTATAAGAAGGCCCCGAAACCCGCGTCCACACCCACGTGCCGTTCGCAGACAAAACCATCCGGGTCAGATATTTCTGCCGCAGCAGAGCACGCGCCTGAGCCCGGAGCAATCTCCGTTCCGCGTCCCGTTTCTCCCGCGCCAATTCACGCGCCAGCCGACGCAGCTCATCCCGCCGCAGACGCGCTTCCTCCCGCAGCACCTTCTCAATCGCCCGGCGACGACGACGAGCCGCCTCACGGTCCGCTCTCCGGATAGCATCCCGTCGTCTCCTGGCCGCCTCACGCGCCGCCCGGAGCTTCTTACGCTCCGCCTCACGCAAAGCACGCCGCTGCGCCTCCCGTCGTTTCCGGGCCGCGATATGCGCAGCCGACTCATGATGCTTCTTCTTCGCCATCAGATAGTCCGTTTAAAGGGATGCAAAAGCACCTCGGCTTCAGTGTTCAGATCAACAATGTCCATCCCCGACGAAGCCGCATGACCCCCAATCGAATGAATCGTCGTTGAAGTCGCGCCACGCACCAGAGCCTGCGCGCAGCAGAACAAAATACACGCCTGCTCCACCGCCGCCGGCAAAGTAGTGAAAACCGTCCCGGTCTCATGCTGATACGTCGTGGGGGAACTCAACGTGAGCGTCCCCGGGCCGGAGGTAGTCGACGCGCTGCTGCAATGCGCGACCTCCTGCTGCCCCGCATCCCGGATCGTCCCCGTAGCCCCCGTGATCACCCCCGCGTAATCAGTCAGAGCCCACCCCGTCGTGTCCGTCACACTCAACGTGGTCGTCCCCGCCGTCGCCGGCTCCGTCAACGTCGTATGCGGCCACCCATTCATGTAAGTCACTTGAATGACATACCCGTTACGCCCGTAATTCCGGTTAATGTACCCCGGCGCGACGATAACCGCCTGCCCCCCGTACGCGTCATCAGCGGGGGCCACCGAATTGTAAATCCCGTAGGGGGGCAGCTCCGGCTCCGCGTAACCCGTGGGGATCGTCGACCATGACCTCGGCCACAGGTTGTTAGGGCACACCGCGACGCTGTTCACCGCCAGCACCGGCCACCGGGACATGATCAGCCGGGCGTTCGACCCCGCGTTCCCCCAATAGGGAGTCTGCGACTGCCCCCCAGCCTGCGGGCCGACCGTCACCCGGAAATCAGGTCCCCGCATCACCTCAACGTCAATCGTCGCGCGGAGCAGCTGATTGCAGAACTGATCGACCATGGACGTCGCCCGGCCGCACATGTTCCACAACTCGGCGTTATTCGCCGCAGGGTCGAACGAGATGGAACTCGTCGCGGGGATCGTCGTGAAATCTATTTAATATACCTGTCGGTGCTTGCTGCAGAGTCAAAGGGGAGATATACGGACTCAATCCGACAGGAACCACAGGTGTGGTCATTTGACATCACCTCCAATCCGGGTAAGCTCACTCGCGTGAGAGCGTTGAAAGTACCTGCGCCGCAACCAAACTACGGGCATCTTCGTGTGACAGGGCCGCCATTTCGCGTACCCGATCGAAAACGACACAAAGCAGACGGGACCCCTGTGATCTATAGCAGTTGGTGGGTCCCGTGCAACTGTGAACTATGTGATAACCCGTTGAATGTTCGCTGGGAAAGCTTGAAGGCAGGTACCTCCACACAATGTGATACTTGTCGTCAAGCAGCAGCAGCAACGCGCATGGCTGAGACCGCAGAATTTCTAGCCATGCGACGCGATAAACATCCCTGGCACCGTAAAGGTGACGGTTACCTTTACGCAACGACTTACGGCGACGTACTAAAAATCGGCTACAGCACGAGTCGCCCTGGCATGAACATCCATTACAGCAACATTCGGTTTTTCAAATACACAGGTAAGGAAATCCAAGGTCAGATGGTATGGCATCAACCAGGCACAGTAGCAGATGAAGCTATCATCCAAGGCATATGCAACAAAATTTACGGAGCAGCGACATTTCCCTACTATCACGGCGGCTGGCGTGTAAGTGAATGGATCAACTGTCCAGATCTCAATACAGTTCTAACACAAGTGGAGGATACCTACGAGTTTGCTCAGTCTCTGTAAGAATCGGGAACGCGTCTACCCATCGCACGATTACACTTCGTGCAAATATAGAAATCTCCGACCCAGCAAGCATGACGGGCACAGATATCGTCTCCACATTTGTTGCATTGAGCTATAGGCGCGGCGACCCTCGCCGCCCGGCCTCTCTTCGGCCCCCCGCATCTCCTGCACAAACCGGCGGCTCTGCTCACATGCCTCTTTAACTCAAACGCTCGATAAGCTTCGCGCGGGTCCCGTTCGACGGCAAACCCTGCTCCTTGCACATCTGCTTCAGCTTCTCCGTCGAGAGATCATCAAGGGAGTACTCCGGGACGCTCAGCTCATTACGGACAACCTCACCCGCCACAACCCCCGGAAGCCGACGTGACAGCATCTCCATCGCCATCTCAGGGATCTCGATCCCCGCCTGCTTCGCAGCCGCCAACGCCCGAACCCACTCCAGCTGCTCCGCGCCGAGCTTGTTCCGCCTGCTCGTGTACTGCTTCTCATCAGGTGTCTCCGGCACCGACTCCGGGCTGCCGCCCCAGCAGGGGTCCATGTCCGCGACCCGTTTCTGCGACGACGGGATGCCGTTCTCCTTGTCTCCTGGTACAGTGGTCAGGACAGTCCGCCCGCCGCCTTTGAGGAACGCCTCGCAGCCTGGGCAGTCGAGACGGAAGTCACGGGCTGGGGCTCCGTTGCGGACGGGTCGAGTGTGGGTTTTGCCGCACCCTCCGGACGAAACGGGAACTGATACGCTCATAAGATCTGAGCGGCCGTACAATGTCATCTGCTTTCCTTCCTGGGAATACAACCCCCGCCGGATGTGTTTGACAGGGGTACCGGCCCACGGGTAGGGTCGGAGGGTCAAATGGGAAAAGGGACGGGACACATGCTGGTTCGAGAGGCAGTCGCGGAGCTTCTTCAGCTCCCGCAAAACCATGAGATCCGCGACGAGTACGGGGAGGAGATCCTCACCCGCTTCTACGTCTCGGACCACGACGACAGCGACGGGAATCACGGGTACGTCGCGTTCGACACGACGGAAATCGAACAGTGATGGGAGCCCCCGACCGGTACCCCATCCGTCGTGACGAGGAACTACGCCTCGCCAAGGCGATCCTCGGGAACACCTCCCCCGACACGGACCTTCTCCGGACCATCATCCACGCGACCGTCGTCGCAGCGCAGTGTTATGACGGTGAAGTGGAACTCCGCATAGATTTTGAATAAGCTGTCGTCCGCACGATCAAATCGCTTTGATTATGTGCGTTAAGGGCATCCCATGATCCCTGTTTTCCTTGGTTGTTGGGGGAGGATGATCCTGTCGTGCGGACGACCCCACCATCTCCTGCCACCGGCAGGAACCCCCGACCCCGCCTGGTCCCCACCGGACGCTTGACCCGCCGGAAGGACGCCCCATGATCCGAGTCATTTACGGGGAGGGCGCACCTGCCAGGCGGGGTCACCCTGTCAAACGTGCCTGACTAGCTGACACCGGGAATCCCCCGTCCGTGATAGACATAGGTCACAGACGTCCCGGTTTCACCAGCAGTCGGGACCCTCCCGGAGCCGGAGGGAGCGGATGCGGCCCTTCCGCCCGTACGGCTGTCATGCTGCAGGTGGGTCGAGTACACCCACGGAAATGACAGCCATCCCTTCCCCTGGCAGCAGCCCCGCATTTCGCAACTGCGGGGCTGCTCCCATTTACAGGGTAAACCGCGCCATCCGAAGGTCCACACCCCGGTCAGCGGCATCCCGGCAGAACCGCTCCCACCTGTCGTAGAACAGATCGTATTGCTCCCAGGTGGAGATCCTGACCGGGGGTGTCAACTCGACTTCCTGATAGGAAACCGGGTTGACCGCTTTGGTGATCGTGCAGTCGAACTCGAACTCCCCGGCCTCTGTCAAGGAATCATACCCCCGTGTATGTCCTTCGGGAAAGGTGGCGCTTCCAATTCTAGCTCGGAAATCGTTTCGTCGCCGCATTTATTACAGGTACGCGCCCAGGCATGCCAAATCCGATTGCACCGTCGACACCACATACCCGGCTTGCGGGCCTTATGAACGAACAGCTTCTCCGGTCCGGCGTCGACAAGACCGGCGCTGGCGTAATCCTGATTCTTCAACTTCCGCAGTGCGTTCGCGTCCTTAACCTCGTCAAGATTCACGAACCCGCCCGGCTTGTCAGCATAATACTTCTTATCACCATCTGCGAAGCCGGCGCAGCCGGGGGGCAGGTTAATCCTAGGCATATCACCTCTGCTGCGTATCCAAAATATAATTGAACGACGACGGGGCGGTACTCGCGATCACCCACAAAAAACCCCCCGACGCCCCCTGATACCCATTCCAGTACGTCGGGATGGAATGCATCACCATCCCGCTGTTCGTGCTCAACCCAGGCGGGGCGGTCGTCGACGACGTACCCACCCCCATGTAAAACGTCACAGCGGTGTTAACATTGTACATCGCTATATTGTACGGCCCCGGGGGGATATTCAAAGTGCAAACGGTGGTCGCGACGGTCCCCGCTATCTGCCACTGACCCATGTTGAGACCCATATATTGAACCTCCCTCCGGAAGGATCGCAAATTCTAATTTTCATCTTACCCGGGAAAGGATCCAGTTCACATCGGGGTTGAACTTCCGGCGCAGCGACGACACAATCCCGGTCACCTGCGGCGACTTCTGCCACTGCTGATAAATCTGCAGATCAGACCCCCCGAAACGTTTCTCCGTCTCCCGGTACAAATCATCATATTCCGCGTCCGGGTCCACCGAGTAATGATGATGCCTGATCTGCACATCAGGAACCCACCGGATCAACCCGGCTCTCTTCCCGATCTCCGCCACCGAGTTATCAATGTAATAATGCCCGAGGACAGGGTTCGCGTACCAGCCGACAGCCTCCACAACGTCACTGCTGACCGTCCAGGACTCCGGGACATCCGAACGTCGCCCGTTATTCGGGTACAACCACCCGGAACCCCATTCCTCCCGGGCTTCGAGAAGCCTCGTATCCCAATGAGGGGTGATGAACTCGTTATCATCACCCTGCCACATTATCTCATCATAATCATCAATGATGTTCTTCACCGTGTTGTTCAGCTTCTGCGTCAATGACCCACGCGGGTTCAGCTCCGCGCAACGATGCCCATGCCAGTCGAACCCCTCATACGATTCATCATCCCCGTCGATGACGAACAGCAAACTCGCGGTGTCCGTCGTCTCCTCGAACGATTTGATAAGCCGGGCGCACTGCTCCGGACGGGACCTGGTAGGGACAATGACGATCATATTCACAGGCGTTCCTTGACAAGACGATTCCAAATACGCATGGCATCACTCAATTTAAACCAGTAATCACTACGCCCCGCAGGCGGGGGGACAGGCGATCCCCAAACCGCGTGCGCAAGCTCAGCATAGCATTCACTCACACTGTCACCCGTCAGCCGCACCCCGGAAATGTACTCCCAGAACCCCTCATGCGCGCTCATCCCCGCAGCTTCCAATTCAACGTTCCGATGCGGGTCGCTCGCCTTCGAATGATGAATACCCGGATACCCGGAAGTCACCGTCATCCCGAGGTGATCCGCGATTTTCTTCACGAACAACCCCGCCCAGATATCATCGAACCGGTCGAACCCCCACGGGACCAGACCCTTATCCTTCCCCATCAGGAGCATGTACAAGGCGGGGGTGAATTCCCTCCGGAACCCGACGTTCATGATGCAGAACGGAAGGAACTTCCCATAGGGGACAACCTCAGGGGCTGTCGTCGGGGGGAGCCGGAAATCAGGGTTGGCGAGCTGCGTCACCCCGTCAAGGTCAGGGATGTTCGACCACAGCCCATGATGAACCATCACCGGCTTAACCTGCCCCCGGATCCCGTACGGGTACCCCCTCGGATGCAGGCCGCTGTGATGGATCGTGTTGAACCACCGGTCATCCGGGGTGCTGTAACCCAGCTGGGCCGTGTAAGCGCCCAGGTACCGCCCTCGAACGCCGGTTTCCGGGTAGCAGTCGTCGTCAAGCGTCCAGATCGCCTCACAAGGGCCTTCCAGGGCCTTCAGGAACCCGTACGAGCGGCACGCGGAGCTTCTCCTCGGGATCACCCAGGAATCCCCCCTGAGGTCCCTGTCGATGTCCTCCCACGCGTAATGCTCAACCCCTGAAATCTGGAACGTCTTCGTCGGGTTGTCCTCCACGATGATGACGCGGGTGTCGTGAAGGTCTTCTTCCCATTCCGTGAGCCACCGTTTGATGCAGTCCTCACGGATCGTCGGGACGACAACCGTGATCATTCCCGAGCCCCCCTCCCGCCGTTCAAACGGTTCAAAACCACCGTCTGCTCCTCATGGAAACCCCACGGGACATGATGATCATCAGTCCACGACCGCACCAGGCAGTAATCCGCGTTATACGGCGACAACGGCCACGTCCCATACTTCAGGACATCCGCCCGGTGCAGGAAAGTGTTCGTGTCAGCGACGCACGAAGCCGGGTTCGGATGATCCGCCCACGGGCACAACGCGATATCCACACCCTGATTACGGATCACCCCGAGAAGCTTCTCGATATGATCCGCGCGGAAATCATTATCATCATCGAAATAGCAGATGAACTCCCCCGCCGCCATCCAAGCGCCGACCGCCCGGGGGACGCTCCCGATACCAGGATCACTGATTTTACTGGTCCAGTTCCGCCCCAGCATCACCAGCCGCCGATAGATCCCGTCATCCGCCGTTTCCGTGCCGTCAGCGGTGTACCCCGTCGCGATCAGCACATCCCTCAAATCCGGGTCAAACCCGTCCGTCACGATAAGATGCTCAACCGGCCGGTGCGACTGCCGCAAAACACTCGGGATGCAATGATTCAGCAGCGCGTTAGGACGCCCCCACGTCGCCGTCACCACCGACACCAGCTCAGACATCAACCCGCCCAATGTAATCAGGGTTCTTCCTGATGATAATCAGCCCGTACCGATACCGGATCTCATCAATCTGACCGGTCCTCGAATCCAACATCATAAGGAAAGACTCAGCTGTCTTCAGCATCGACGGCCCATAACAGGCACCCCAGTGCTCATCCGACCGCAGGGCGACCACCCAATCCTCGATGATGTAATACCCCCCCGGCTTCACTTTCCGCCACAGCAGGAACCACGTCTGCTGCGTCAGCCCGCCGTCATGAGAGGCGTCATCAACGATGAGATCGTACAATCCCTCGACCTCATCGATGAGGTCCGGGTCGTTCTGCTCCATAATAAGCTTCACGGTGCCGTCAGGCCACACCGCGTTCTTATCGCAGTCAATCCCGGTCACCTCACCCAGGGGGAACAGGGACTGCCACATCCGCAGCGACTCCCCGTTCTGCACCCCCACCTCGCACACCCGACCCCGAGGGCCGATCTCCCCGGCGAGTTTCAGGTACTCCCGGAAGTACCCGTGAGGTTCTACCTTGTCAGTGTCGAAATAACTCGATTTATCAGAAGATGACACGTCACATAAGTCTCTCTGACCACGTTCTCGGGGTCTTATCAGTGATGATCTCAAGCGGGAGATGATACTCGAACGGGCGAGCGCCCCTGAGCTTAACCCAATTCACATAAGCAGCCAACCCGGCGTCCAACGTCCACGTCGGCTCATACCCCAGAACCTTACGGGCCTTAACCGCAGAGCAATGCGCCTCGAACACCTCAGCGGGGCGAGGCGGGAAGAACAACGGCTCCAACTCCCCCCTCCCGCACCCAAGAATCGATCTGACCCGATGCGCGAGATTGACGATCGTGGTCTCCTCAGCTTCCGAGTCAGGCCCCAAATTGAAAATCTCGCCCGCCACATCAGCCGTAGCAAGCTGAAGCAACGGGCCTGTCACATCATCGATATATGACAATGACCGAACCTGCTGGCCCGTCCCGTAAACAATCGGGGGCTTCCCAAGCAGAACACGATTAATCATGATCCCCGCAACATTACGATACGGATCATAATATCTTTGACCTGGACCGTAAATGTTATGCGGAATCACGATGATCCACTCCATCCCGTGGAGTTCACAGAGATTCCGGGTGACGTTCTCCGACGCGACCTTCGCGATAGCATACGGATCCACCGGCTTCGCCGGCATATCCTCAGTGAACGGAGCCTGCTGATCACCGTACCGCGACATCGACGAACAGAAAACGAACCGTTTGACTTTAGCGTTGATCGCAGCGCGCAGCAACGCGACGGTGCTCATCAAAGTATTCGAGAACACCATCTGAGGAGAAAAAACCGACAGTCCCTCATAAGGAGCCGCCGCGCAATGATAAACCACATCAACATCCCGGAGAAGATAATCATAATTCTCCGTGTCATTGCAATCCGCGATACGCCAGTGAACCTCGGGGGGGACATTTGAAGCGTCCCCCCCGAGCATAGAGTCAACACCCGCGACCACCCAGCCGCGTGCTATCCCCTCACGGGCGATATGCGCGCCGAGGAACCCCGCTACGCCTGTAACAAAGATTTTCACGATGCATACAATCCTAGCAGAATTAAACGACGCCAGCAGTAACCCGCAGCTGCCCCGGGGTGCTCGACGCCGTATACACGACAGCAGCATTCTTATGATCATAAAGTGTGGACGTCGAGATAGTGAACGTGGTAGTCGTAGCGCCGCCGGTGGCAGTCACCGAGACAACCTCACCGCCGCTCGTCCCGCCGAGGACAACCGTCGTCCCCGCCGTGATAGTCGCGATGGAGCTAGACGTGGTGAAAGCGGTAACCCCGGCGTTCAACGCCCCGCTCAACGTCGCGACGCTGGTAAGCCCCGTCACATTAGAACAGGTGTAAATAGTCCCGTTCGCATTCTGGAACTCAACAGGACGACACCCCGGGTAAAGAGGCACCCCGTTATACGGGGACACGTTAGCGCCCCCGATATAAACGACCTGCGACCCCTCATTGTACAATCTGACAGACGCACCGCCGACCGGATTGGGCGTGAACACCCATGTGGGGGTCGGCGAGGTGTTGACATGCTGGTCAACACCGGCTCCCAAACTCGGCACGACGGCTCCTTAGAAGAAGTTGACGTTGGTCGCGTAACCAACAGAAACGGAAGTAGTCCCAGCCCCCGCGATGGCGGTGACGGGAACACCATTCGGCACCTGGCACTGAGTCAAGATCAAAGACCCGCCAGAGGGAACCTGGAACGACGCCACCGACGTAGCGACGTTCGAAGCGCCGATGCCGATGAAAACAGTAGCGGTACCACTGTTATTCACAACGAGGTCCCTGGAATAACCATAGGTCGTCGCCGTCGACGCAGCGGTGGTGTAAACAGTAGCCGCACTCGTAGTGATACCTGTTGCGACAGTCTGCCATGCGACAGAGATGGCCACACTTTCTCCTTATCTTATTTTCCTTGAGATTGATGCGGCCACGCCGCGTGTAACTTCAGAATATCCTGAAGCTTAGAAATAAACGAGCCATTATCGATCATCCCGTGCCGTAGGCGCAGAACATCATAGCCTCGCGCCTTAAGATAGGCATCACGAGCAGTATCCTGTTCCCTGCCCTTACCGGTATGGTTAGAGCCATCTATCTCAATATCAAGACAATGGGAAGGGATGTAGATGTCCATCTCTTTGCCTTCTAGCACTTTATGTAGGAAATATGGCAATTCCAACTCATTCAGCACTAGAGCTACAGCATGTTCATGAGGCGTCACCGGGTTCGTGGCGGCCCTCAATGCACTCAAATTACGCCGACGCTCACGACCAGTTTCCGATCGTGCCTCATCTCGCAGTGCTTGCAGACTACCCTCGAATGCGTCTGGATTATCTATCCAAGCCTGACGCATGATTTCTGCGCGCAACTCCGCATTGGCCGTATTTTGCCAGCTCTTGCGAAGCCCCTCCGCGTGTTTCTCCCGATATTCTTCATCGGAAGCGAACTTTTTCTTCATCACTGCGGAATGATGTGCACGTTTTTCGGGATCATTATTCGTGACCCGCATCGCATTTGAACGCGCAGCCTTCATCTCTGGTGTTTGCTCCAGAGCCGCCCGCTTAGCCCGGTACTCCGGGTCCGCCCACTTACGCCGCATAGCCTCACGACGCTTAGCGTCAGACTCCGGGGTGTGGCCCTTGCGGGCACCTTCGCTAGTTCCCACTGGTGACTCCTCTCGGGGCAAGGTGTTTCCTCACCCCGAGAGAAAGTCTACCGCTTCCAAGTCTATGAAGCAATTCCGTGCCAAAACCGCGTTTCCGCAGCTCACAGACTAAGAATATGGGGTCACGTCCGATACCTGAAGACCCTGCAGAATCCCCGAGTAGAACGGAGCGTGCGCGATGAGAGTGCCGAGCAAAAAGATGGAATAGCGGAAGGTGGCGTCAATAACCGGCCATGCGACACTGACGTAATCCTGCACGACGGTCATTTCCCACGCATTGTCAACATGACTCCACGTCTGCGGGAGCTGGTAGCTCATCAGCAAAGCGGTGCCCTGAGACAACCACGGGTGGACAGTCAGCTTAACCGTGCTGCGGGTCACCGGGTTCACGAACTCAGCAACCGCAGCGCCAGCCCTAATACCAGAGATCTGGTCCTGGCTGATGTTAAGCAGATAGTTAAGAGCGTTCCCCTGCAAAAGCATGTCGTTAGCCAGCCGCATCAAATCGCCACCGTCAGCGACGATCTCGGACGGGTCAGCCTTGTACACACCCGGGGAAACGTTGTTCATCCCGTTGTTCTCCCACAGGGCGTCCAACGCGGTGAAGATAGCGTTAGTGGACAGGTGAGTCCCAACGGACTGGTTGACGTACCCGCCCTTCCACACGTTGCTCGACTCGAACCCGACATTGCTGTAAGGGCCGGAGCCGGTCGCGGAAAGACCGGTCAGGGTCGGGATGAGACCTTCCATACGGTTGCTCCCGCCGGTGCCGGAGTCAACGGTCGGAGCGGCGACGCTGTTCGTCGAGAGGGCGATTGCACCCTGAAGAGTGAACCGCAGACCGCCGACGCTGTTCGCTGTCTGGTTACCCGCATAGGAAACCCCGGCCTGAACGGAAGTCCCCGCCTGAAGGTAGTAGCTGCCGGTGTTGTTGTTCTGAACGTAAAAGTTGTACTGCTGCGCACCCGCAACCGGGGAAATCGTAACGTCGACAACCTGCCCCGCAGAGACAGTCGTGTTAGAACTGGCCGCGCTGACGAGGCTTTCCCCGAAGTAGTTCAACGCGGTCACCTTAACGGCGACGGAGCTGGTGTACCCGGTCAAAGCGGTTTCGTTAGCGCCCGCAGTACGGGCAGTCAGAGTGGGAGCGGCGGGAGCGGCGAGGTTCTGCGAGGAACCCGCGATCATCTGGTACTCCTCACCCAGCATCATCTCCTGCAAAAGCACAAGATTAGCCAGAGCGGAAATATCCTCGAACCCCTGCGACTCAAACTGAGCCAACCAGGTGAGAGACTCACTCAACCCGAAGAACCGGTAAGGGACGGTCAGCTTGTACTCAGTCTGGCTTCCCGACTGGGGGATGTTCAACGGCCAGTTCCCCTGAGCGGTGAAGTTCTTGTTAGAACCAACCAGCTCAGTCGTGGAAATGTCCAGAATCCCCTGCCCGCCAGTCTGAGACCCGCTGATACCCAGCAGACCACGAACTTCACGCGCAGCGCCCTGACCCGCAGGACGAGGGAACTTATTACGGAAAAGAGTGTAAACCGGGTAGATCAGCCGGGACGGGGCCAGAAGATCATAGGGAACAAGACCGTACGGGACGCCGGAATACCCGAGGTTGCCGGCGGTGAAGCTCTTACGGATGTTAGCGTCCGTGATCGCCTGCGACTTCAACGGCGCACCACGCTGCGCCCAGAACTCCGGCGCGATCCCGTTAACAACATTCTCAGTGTCCCACGTACCCTGCACCGTCGAAGTGCGGGTATTCAAGATCGCCTGATGCGCCTTCGTCAAAATCTGACCAGAATGATCAACATCATTCAGCGGGACACCGCCATTCGAAACATGCCCAGCGCCCTTAACGAGAGTCTTCGCCTTACTGGTGAACATACCCTCATAAGACGACCGGCGAGCGGTCGCAGCGTTGGCTGCCTGGACACCACCGAGACCAGCATTCCCCATCTGGGGTGCAGCCTCTTCAGCAGATAGAATATCCGCCACACAGCCTCCAATCAAAAAAATAGGAGCGTACTAGTCAATAGTCTGATACTTCTGCAAAGCAGCCCAAGCCGCTTCTCTTTCAGCGGGATTATCGCTGATCGAAGCAGTCCGCTGAAGCTGCCTGATCATCATCTGCTGAGTACGCTCCGCGATCTCAGCCTGCGACGGCACACCCGCCGGGCGTGCAGCCTTCTTCACCGGGTTCAAAGCGATCCCGGTGAAAGCGTCTGTGGTGGGGTCGGCGATGTTGGCGAGCTTCTCGAAACGCTCATCCGACTGCGCCTTGAAAGCCTCAAGCTCCTGCATCCTCGCGATAAGCGGGGTCAGCGCCTCAGTGACAGCCGACTTCATGATCTCCGCGTCACTACTGACAACGACACCCTCATGAACAGTCGCGGCCTTAACAACCTCCGGCTCATCCGACTTAACCAACGGCGGCAACCCGAACTGAGCGCGAGCATCATCAACACTCATAAGCCCCTTCGCGACCCGCTCCGAAACAGCGTCTATCTGCGCCCGCTGCTCCAGCTCCGCCGCCTTCTGCGAAACATTCCGGCCCAGCCGACTGCGAGCCTCGTCAACCGTCATCTTCCCGGACAGGACTTTCTTCCCGAGCTTCTTCCGCATCTTCTTCTTAGCCTTCTCCAGGAAGTCCCCGGAAACATCCTCAACCTTCACCGTCGCCTCAACGGGAATCACGGCGACATCCTCGCTCTTCCCGATCCCCTCAGTCGAAGGCAACACCGGGGTCCCCTCCGGACGATACGCATCCTGCGCGAGCATCGGGCAAGCGAGCGGGAAAGCATGCGCGAGATGATCATGCATCATGCTCAAAGCCCGACGAGCCTTCTCCTTCTCCAAATACGCATACGGGATAGACGTCGGAACCCCCGGCGTCTTCGGGTACTCGAACCCACCCTTCATGAACGAAGGGGAAGGCGTCTGATGCCCCGCAGACAACGGCGGACGATCAAAACCACTCGCGCCCATCACCGGCCCCGAAGCGACGTCCGCACTCGAATTAGGACCGCTGTGACCGGGAGACGAAGCAGCATGCCCATCCGTGATCAACGGGCGGTTATACCCATTCGGGGTGATGCACCCCGGAGACGGGTAACTGGTAGGGCCGGGGTTAGCGTCCCGGAAAGCCTTATGCATCTCCAAACGGAAATCATTCAGCTCACCCTCACTGGCACCCTTCAGAGTCTCAGCGGCCTGCCAGATCTCCGTCATCTGCATAGCCTTCTGCAAAGGCCCGCACGCAGCGTCAATCGCCTTCCGCTGCCACACCCCCGTATCCACAACAGACTGGAAATCAGCGTACGGATGATACTTAGCGACATCATCCGGGTGATACGCCGGGCACGTCAGATCATGCAGCCGCCCCAGGTCAGCGTCAATCCCGATCGTCTTGAACCGCAGCATCGCCGCAGTCTCCGGATTCCCCCCGTAAGTCTTCGTGTCCGGGGTCTTCCGCCCAGCCGGCATCGGCGACTCAGGAGCCATGCCCGTGTTCGGGATCTCCTTCATCGGAGCGGCGTCCTTAGCCCCAGACGTGGACTGCGGGGTGCCGGACGGCATGCACTTCTCCGCCACCTCATCACCCTCAGCGGGAGCGTCACCATCCGCGTCATCACCCTTAACAGGCGCATCAGGCGTATCAGCCTTGTTCTGGTTCAGCCACGGAGGAAGCTTCTTCCCCTTCTTCTTCTTCGGCATCTTCTGATCAACCGGGCCGGGTCCGTCACCGTCAGCCGGGTCCTTAGTGACAACCGGGTCGGCTTCCTTAACCGTCTCGATAACATCAACTGTCTTCTCGGAATCGTTACTGTCGAGTGGGTTCGCCACACCGAGTTCCCTCGCTCTCCTCGCAATTAGTGCCCGCGCAGCGGATACATTCCCATGCCCGCTACGCGCAAGAATCGCCGCGCGACGAAGGGCGTCTTTATCCGGAATCGGATACGACCCGTCCGGCAAGCTGTGGCCGGCGCTTGCCTCATGGCGACGCTGCTCGGCGCTGAACTCCCGATGATCCTTCTCAACACCCGCCGACTTCAACGTCTCAACTTCAGCGTCGGCGACAGCCTGGAAAGCCAGCTCATCGTAATGCTTCTCAACAAACTTGTTCTGCATGATCTTCATCAGATCATTAGGTGTGAAAGTGACGCTCATATCAGGACTTGACATGATCACATCAGTCCACGTAACCGCATCCGCGCTGGAAGACGGCGTGATCGCGGACTTAGAGATGTCAACACCCAAAGCCTTAGCGATATCTTCCTCAGCCCCGAAAACCTCACCGGAGAACTCCGCGACACCATCAACCGACTTCACCAGCTGAATACCACAACGCTTATTAGCCGGCCGATCGACGAGTGAAATTTCAACCAACTCACCGGCCGTGATTCGGCCGCCGGGGGCGGTGCCGTCACGGACGATAGTGGGGCGAGCAATACCCACGGAGTAAGCTGTAAGCACACCTTTGGAGACAAGCTTCTGGGAGAGGGGATCGACGACCAACGACCGCACCCAGGTAGCCCCGGAATCGTCAGTGTTCGCCTCGATGCCCTTGCCGACAGGCCGCTGGGGGTTATGACTTTCCCTGATGTTGCCGCCGGTGGTAAGCCATTCCTGAACAGCCTTGGCCATCCAAGTCGGGTCTACGATTTGCTGGTCGCTGTCCAAGCCGCCGTCGCTGGCTTTCCCTACGACGATTAGATCGCCATCGTCTGTACTTTCCACCTTCTCGATATTGAAGGCGACGTAAGTCAGCTCCCCGGCGTCTGTTAGGGTTGCGGCCACATGACTCCTCTAATATAATTAGACTATGACAAGCGAGTTTTGCAGTGTTGTAGACTGCGACAAATTGGCTAAGATTAAAGGCTGGTGCGAGAAGCATTATCAGCGTTGGCGACGGCATGGCGATCCGCTGAAAATTACCCGTCGACCACCGGCGGGTTACATAAACACGACTTGCCGGGCGGATGGATGCGAGAAACCAGTAAGGAGCCTCGGACTTTGCCCTGCGCACTACTCTCGCTGGTGCAAGTACGAAAGCCTGGAACTGCCGCCTCGACAACCACGCTCTCGTAAACTATGCTCGGTACGACTTGGCGAGAGCGGCTATTGTCGCAATCCAATCGAATGTCGGGGAATGTGCCATATGCACTACCAGCGCTGGAAAATCCACGGGGACCCGAACATCAAAATGATCCTACTGCCAGTAGCGTCATGTGCGGTGGTCGATTGCGAACGACGAAGCGCTAAATCAGGCGTTTGCTGGAAACACTATCGACATTTTCGTGCAGTGTTCGGAGATAAACAACGCAATCGTTGCGCTATCTGCGGTACCACTGAAGAAGAGTCGACCGGGAAAAAGCTTCGTCTGGACCACAACCACGATGACGGCCACCCTCGGGGGCTGCTCTGTCACCAATGTAACGTCGCGCTAGGCTTGTTTAAGGACAACACGCAGTTCTTGCAAGCGGCTATCGGGTACCTTCAGAACTCGTCATCATCCAGCTCATACCCGGGATCAATCATCATCCGAACAGCCCAGCCGGTCCTGAACGGGAGCACGTAACCGTATTTTGAGCAGACTACGCCTGACGTTAGTTCTATTGATATCTTATCGGAATCGAGTTGGTCAAGTACTCCTGCGAGTTTTGTGAGAAGAATCTGGGCTCGCTCATGCTTTTTGCGGAATTTTTTGGAAAGTTTCTTCTTTTTACTCATGGTGCGCCTGCAGTTTCTCGAATTCCTCAAGAGCGTTCCGGGAAGCAGCCTGCACCTCAGGAGTGACATGCCCGCCGCCCTCCGCCCATCTGCGGAGGGCGGACAGGGCCATGGCATGAGCCGATCCTTCATCATGCCCGGCTCTCATGAGGGCGTTGCGCACGTTCTGCAAATAAGCTGGGAGCTGCTTAGGCGGATGCCTGGAATGCCAGACGCCTTCATGGCCGATAGGAGAGTGATGTGTGGAGAGTTCAGGGGTCTCCGCTGACTTGATGCTCTCCACACACCTCCCGTTAAGCTACCGAAGTGAAAACAGCAACCCCAGTGAACGGAGCCGCGCTCCCCGACAAGGTGTTGGAAACCTGAGTCCACGCACCCGCAGGAGTGCGGTTATCCGAAACCGAAACAGTCGTCGGGTCCGCAGTAACAGCTCCCGCAGTCGCGAAATCAGGGAAGTTGACACTCCCGTCCGACGTCTCCGTAGCGGAGCCAGCGGAGTCCGTCACGGTCACCATAACCCCACTTGAAACATTAGCGCTGGTGCCGTCCGTTGACGTGTAGTTAACAGTCAAAGTGATCGTCGCACCCGGGTTGTAAACAGGCTGGTCGAAAACCCAGCTTGTGATAGTCAAAGCCATACTGCTCCTCAAAGTTGAGATCTCAACCAAATCGTACGTTAAAACAGCCAGAGAAACCACCATCGACGCGGACGCCTAACCTTAAACGTCACCGCCTTGGAATCACGGTGGCTGCGGTCTTTGACGTCAATGAACGCCGTGTAAGTTCGAGTGCTCATTACCTGTCCCTCGGGTTGAAGTCCTAGGACGAAACCAGCTTTCCGGGCATTCACGTTCCCTCACCCACCGGGGAAACGAGGCATCCACATCAATCGGGGTTTGCTGCACCTCAATCTTATCCGCACTCCAAACCCCGAAAGCAAGCCCCTGCTCATAAAGATGCCCCTCATCCAGATGACGCAGCATCCCCTGCCTCAACTCAACATGACTGTAAGCGTCCACTTTGACGCGGATAGCATCCGGGCCGCCGAGGAACGTGAAATGATGCCCGGCATCCGCTATCCTCGGCCACCCTGTTTTCATGTTCCTGAGCGTCTGGAAACTCGTGATCCCGCACATCACCTGAACGACAGTCGCCGGCCACACCTCAGGGTGCAGCCAGTCAACCGCGAACATGTGCATGGACATCCCCAAAGCGACCCCCGTCCACATATTGGGGGTGATCACCTGCGGGATAGGGATCTCGTCCACATCCCCGAGCAGGATGATGTCGCGAGGGTCGGCGTCCCGCAGTCCCCGGGAGATATTTTCCCGTTGGGCGGCCTCACGGAGGAATGAAGCATCACGGTCTCCCACCCCGCAGTCGTCAAGGTCATCCGCGATAACATGGACGATCTTGTCTTCCCACGGGGTGAAACGTTCCCTGTTGTCAGCGTAATACAGGGGTTTCGGCCTGCCCTGGAAGGTGAGGGGGGCTTCCACGATCACAAATTTGTCCACGACGTCTTGCAGTTCGGTGAGTCTGCATTCGAGCATGTCGAGTTCGTTGAAGAACAGGAACGTGTCCCAGATCATTTACACTCCGCTGGCAGCCTCACGCTGCGCGTCAGTGTAGAAAATACCCGTGGAAGTCGATTTCTCACCCTTGTTCTCCGGGTTTGAACCCTGATGGATCTGCTTACTGTGAGCCTCCATCGCAGCCATACGATCCTTAGGATCAATATTACCGACATAAGCCAGCACCTTCTGGCCGAGTTTCTCCCGGGCCAGCGCACGATGATGCCCGTCCACGATGAAAGCGCGGTTGCTGTTCGGCTCCTGCACCATGATCGACGGGGAGACATGCCCTGCATGATCCTCTATCGACCTGGCGAACTCATTGACCTTCTCCGGCTGATGCGACGCCGCCCATTCATCCCGGTCATCGGTGTCAACGCGATCCCACGGCACCCACACCGGGCCGACCCACCTCGCGCGGCGCACCCACTCAATAGCATCCGCAGGGAAATTCTTCGCCATCTGCAAATACACATGCTCAGCGTCCACCGGGTTCGGATCATTGAAATCCGAGACGCCCTTAGTCTTCACCGGGACGATGACATCCGACTCATCGTCATCCGACCACCGTTCAACAGCGTCCCCCGGATCATTCACCACCGGGGGCACCGACCTCGGGTTACCCGGCTTAGGGGCCATCGGCGGTTTCATCCCGACTACCGGGACAGGCGATGCTTTCCGTGCGCCACCAGGAGCCGGCGGCACCCCAGTTGAACTCCCAGGGCTAGAGAGACCAGACTCAGCTCCGCCGTCAGTATCGGATGGGAGTTCACCGCGCTGCTCCACCTGAGTTTTTGGTCCCTGATTACGCCTGCGACGCCCTGGGAACTCCCCCGGGTCCTCCCCCCCGTCATATTCTCGCAAAGGCTCCTGGACGGGGGGTTCCGGTACGTAATTAGTGCCGTAATGAGGTTCTTCAGCGCCATCAGACCGATGAGGGTAAGGCCACCGAGCACCAGCAGGATAAAGCCGCTCGCCAGGGTCAGAAACAGTGAGTTGTTCGCCATTTTCCGTCACAATCTGATGTTTGGTGACATGATCCCTAAGTTTAACACTTTCAAACCAATCCTCATGGAACGGAGCGGCGAGTTTCAGATCATCAATTTCCTTACGCCGGAACCAGCCTGTCCCCCGGGTCTCCTCCGGGGTCCCCCCGTTCAGCTCCGGCCGGAAGTAAGTTGTCTCGCACAGATACACGTACGCCCTGGTGATCCCGTCATCCTCAACATGGTTGAAGTTCCGGATGAGTGTCATCCCGGGGAGATCCCCGACTTCCTCCGATGCTTCCCGCACAGCCGCATGCCACGGATTCTCCCCCACATGCGCTTTCCCGCCGGGCATCCCCCACGTCCCCTCATCTCTCTGCTGAAGAAGGAAACGGTATTTCCCGTCCTCATCACGGGCTCTCAGGAGCAACCAGCAGAGAGTGTGTTCATCTTCCTGAACTTTGATTACCTGAGGTTCCATTTCGAAAGGGATCGGTCCCTGGAATCCCATCATAACAGGCTGAAGATCAGCCCATTCAGCTTTAGCGGCCTGCGGAGGGATCAAATCGACCCCCGCAGGAGCCGGGACGCAACGACAATTCGGGTGGAAAGGCCCGCCGAGACCACCGGACGGGAAGATAGCGTCAAGAGGGATATCCCCCTCCTCCTCAGCCGACTTGCAAATATCACAGGTGTCATCCGGCGCGACCAGAAGATGCTTATACTGAACATTATTATCCCGGTACGCCTGAATCGCGCCTGCGTTCATAGCACGGGCAACCTCAGTCCGCGCGATGGCGGGTATCCGGGCGGATACGTCCTTCAACCCCGTCCGGCTGATCTGATCCAGCCAATGCGCGCCTTCCGTCTCACAGAAGCTCTGCAGGTTAGGGCCGCGCTTGATCGTCCCGAAATCAGGTTCCTCCCCCGTCACCAGGAACTTCGCCGACGCATACCCGGCTGAGTAGGCTTCCGCCCACAGGGGCTTCAGAACCTCCATGAACGTGTCACGGACACCATCGGAGATCAAACCCCGCAAAGTAGGCCCGCTCACGAACATGCGCCCGCTGGCGGCCTTCTGACGCAACTCAGATGCGGTCACGTCCGCTGCCTTGAACGCATCCGCGACAAGCCCCTTGTAGGTGTCGACGATGGCGAGGTCATGAGCCCACCCGGGCCACATCGGGGGGTCCTGCTCAATTTTGATGACAGGATCCTCTTCGTCGAATTGGGCGAGGTGCAGTTCCCCCGCCTTACGCAGGGCGACGTCCGTCAGATACCCGTCAGCGAGGAACCCCGTGACATTCTCCAGTGTCCCCTGGGTGATATGCGCCGGCTCCCATGTGCTGATATCCCGGCCCTTACGCAGATGCCTGCCTAGAGAGGAAAGCTCCGCCTCGACCGCTTTCTTCCGGGAGCCAGCAACACTTGAACGAGAAGTGGTACCGCCCGTTCTTGGAGTGGATGACTGGACCGCACCACCCGCCGCCGAATGAGCAGGGGTGAGGGACTCCCGATGCGGGGACAGCGGAGCCGGATGAGAACCGTTAGGTTTCGTCTGACCACCTTGCCGGACCGTCGGCTGCTTGGAAGTGGAACGAGAAGAAGCAGTCCGCTGCCCTGAATTCGTGCTCTGCGTGCGGTTATTCCCACCCCCTGCACCTCCCTGCTGGGCTCCCTGCATCGCCGCGATGAGCTGCGGGGCCATACTGAACGGGATCGGACCCTGCGCGGTGAACACCACCGGCTCGCTTGTCTCCGACAACCCCCACGGAGCCAAATCCAGACGGTCCCTCACCTCATCGATACTCGCGATGCCGTTCTGAACCTGCTGAACCCCCAGCTCCGTGATCGCCTGCTTATCCTCGTCATCCGCCAAGCCCTCGAACTGGAACTGCAGATCATCACAATGGCAGGTGTCCTGGATAATATGATTGAAAATGTCCGTCAGATAATGCAGCAGCGGCTTCGTTGACTTCCGCGACTTAACCTCCCGGGCCTCCTGCGAACCCAGGCGGATCGCGGAAGCTGACGCCCCCTGCGCCCCCCCAGAGCCGATATTCGGGAGGATCCCAAGTTCAATCGGCTGCACATCGAAAGCCATGCACACCTGCGTCATGATCAGCTGATCGAACCCGTCCGACAAATCCACCGGCCGCTGCGGCTCAACCTTCGACCCCGGGGGAAGAACAACAACTTTCATGTGGAACGCGGGGTCCCCCGCGATGCCGTTCAGCGCATCCTGAAGTTCCTTCACCTGCGTCGCGGTGATATTCGCGTCCCCCGGCGAAATATACACCGCCGGGACGCTCCCTTCGGTGAAGTAGTCCAGCTGGTACTCCTGCTTCTGCAACCCCGAGATAATCGGCAGGAGCGCCCGCTCAATCGGCGGGAACCCATACGGTGTCTCCCGCCGCGTCCACAACGGCTCGTACCGCATCACGTCAATATTGAAACTGTTATACTCAGACCCCGCCAACCCCGAATCATCAATATCGTATCCGCCGATGATCGTCGGGTAATCACTCCTCGGCACCCCGTACAGGAACTGCTGGAAAGCAGGGTTCGGAGGGGCGGGATGACCGCCGTGCAAATCAAGCAACGGACGGATGGTAGGCCCCGACACCAGACGGAGACTGTCGAAAGCGCTCCCGAGGAGACCCCGGCCGCCCATCCCGAACTGCTCCCCGAATTTCGGCCGCATGATCAGCGCGAGAGCGTCGTAAACGAAAATTTCCTCAAGGCACGCTGACAGGAACGAGTTGAACGTGAAATAATTAGGGTCAGGGCGACGGAAAAATTTCGTCAGCCGCCCGATCCGCTCCCCCGCGTCCCGGTTAGCGTGATGATCCCCCTGATACGCCTTCGCAGCCTCCTTGGTGAGCCCGATCTCCCAGCCGAGGCCGAGGATCTCATCGATCCGCAAAGTGATGCACGCACGCGCGACCGAGTACTTCTCCGACAATGTTTTCAGCTGATCAAACGACGCCAGTTTCAGTCCCTCGGTCCCAGGCGGGGTCGGGAGGTTCCACCCTTGCGTGTACTGCCACCAACGCGGATCCGGGAACATCCCCCCCGAAGGCGGCTGATCCACCGGCACCGGCTGGATAGGCGGCATAGGCCCGAACGCGCCATCCGAGAACACCGCAGGGTTACGCGGCAGGAAAGGCCCGTAAGTGTTCCGGTACGGATTGTTGAAATACGCCTCCGACTGCACCGGGCTGATCCGCCCGTACCCCGACGCCTGCGGCGCGATGCTGCCCCTCGTCCCCGGCACAGCCTTCAACGCCAACGCGACGCGGGTTTTCGTGACCATAAACGCTCCCTCAACTTATAACCAGCTGCCCGCAGCTCAGCACAGGCGTCTCCGGGTTATCCACGATTTTCACGTAAATGCTGTAACTCCCCTGAACCAAAGTGATAACCCCCGCCGGCCCGACGAGACATTTCACGCTGTACGGGTAAAGGATGTCCGACGTGTCGGTGTCCCATGATGCCGTCTGCCAATCGGAAACACCGGGCTGCTGCACCGCGTTCGGCATGAACGCCATCGTCACGACATCCCCCGTAGGGTTATAGGAGGAACCTTCCTTCGTCGCGGCGACCGGGACGAGGACGTACTCCGTCGACAAATGGGAAATGGTGACAGTCGAATAGCCCATAGTCCACCTTAGGTAAAGTAGGAGTGATTCCCAGCGGGTTTCCAGCATGCCGGCGGTCCAACCAACGTAATCAGCCACAGTCCCCTATCAGCAAGCGGGCATGGGGATATCCGCTGTGATTATAAGAATACTATCCGTCAGCCGTTCTTCCAGTTCCGGCGGATACCACCCGTCACCCAGCCGGTGGTCAGAACCCCGTATCTCATGATGATTTCCCGTCCGCCGGAGAAAAACGACGTGATAACGGAAGGGGTGACGTTCATGATCGTGGTGAGAACGACCTGGTAAAGTTTCCCGCTGACAGTCGTCACAGCCGACGGGACCGCTGCCAGCGTAGTGAAACGCAGGAAATGCGCGGCTCTCGTAACAGCCGACACGATGACCGTCGCGGATGCGCTGATGAATTCCCCGAGGGCGCGGGAGACGACGACAGTGGTGACGGCGGGGGCGTTCAGAAGCTTCCCCGGCAACTTCGAATACGTCACCGCGACCGTGGCGGCCGTTGGTAGCACCCGACCCGTTCGCCGCAGCGTCTGTCCAGCTGCTACGAATGTACCCTGGATCGCACGACTCACGCTCCGGGTGACTACACCACCCATTATAACCGCCGCGATCATATTAGGAAGTACCCTGCGAGTCATGACCCCGTTAACAGCGGCGATAGCCTGCAAAACAATCAAGTGAGCTTTAATGACACCCGTCGACGCGGCGGCTGCAATAGGCGCTGTGAAAGAACGAGTGACATTCCTGATAATGTACGGGGCGGTGACGGCGGCAGCCGCGACTGTCCTGCTGATATTCCTGATAGCGACCGCAGCAGCCGCTATCTGAGCGGCGATGCCTTTGGAAATGAGATTCCGGGTGACAGCCGAAACCACCAGCTCCCCCGCCACCGTGAGATAATGCGTGACAGCGCTGCTCGTCAGCAACCCCGCGACAACAGCAACCCCGCCGGCGACAGCCCGCAGAACCCCCCGGGTAAACCCCACGCCAACCGCCAATGACGCTGAGCACCCCCGTCCAGCCTGCCGGAGAACCCCCACAGCGCCCGCCGCAGCACCGGACAGGGTTTTCCCCGTCTGACGGATGACAGTGCCCTCAACAGCCGTCAGGGCGGTTAGGAGCAGCCGCCTGAACTTCTGCAACACCACCATGACAGGCACCGCGACGACCGCAGTCAAAACTCTGCTGATGAACCTCCCCGCAGACCCCGAGACCGCCGCCGCACCCGTGATGCCCCGTGAAACATCACGGGTCACCGTCGAATACATCACGACGGCCCCCGCGAGAACCCGGCCTGCCGTCTTCGCGGCTGCCGGGTAAACAGCAGCCTGCGCGATCAGCGACGCAACCCGGATTCGGGGGACGACAGCGGAAGCCGTCACGGCGAGCTGCGCGGGAAAGAACCTGACAGCACCCCGGGAGACAACCCCGGCCGCCGTCAGCGCGGCAGCCAGGACCCGGGTGAGGTTGCGTGTGACAACCCCCCCGGCAGTCAGCAGGGAAACCACCGTCCGGCTGATGCCGTTCTGAACGACGGCGGCGGAGACGATCTCCCCGGCGAGCGTCTCCGCGTACTGCTGCGGAACATACCCGGCAACAGACGCCGTATACGGGGTCTGCCGGGGGGCAGACCCGAAATGACCGTGACGGTACCGGGTCAGATGCGACGGGGAGAACCGCGCATGCCAGCTCGGAAACGGAACGGACGGCGCTTTGACCTCAACCAGCGCAAGCGCCCAGAAATCAGAGGTGATCGAATCGGTGATCGTCTGCGAGACGCCCGTCGCCGCGACCGACGCACCCTCGCTGCTGCCGCAGCCGGATCCCGTCGACTCGTTATTCACCCACCGGGAAGTCGCGGTGGCACCCCAGCCGGAAGCTGACCCGGACCCGTCGCCGACCATCGCGAAAATCTGGCTTGAACTAGAAGAAGCCGTGATCGAAGCGGAAGCGGAAGCGCTGTCGCCGAAGGCGGTGGCCGACGTGCCGAATGGGGAAACCAGGTCCGCGCCGGTGAACGACACCGACCCCCCCGACAACGACACGGGCGTCCCCCCGGACGCCGTGAAAACGATCGTGTGCGCACCCGAAGCGATATCCGGCAACCCGAACACCTGAATGAACCCGTCAGGCTCCCCGTCCGCGTGGATGATCGCGGTCAGCGCCGTCATCGAAACGCCATCGCAGGTGGCGGTCACCGTATAACCGCCGTCGCCGATCACGCCGACCGCGCAGCCGGCGACCAAAGCCACGCCGCTGCCCACAGCGGTGTGCGTGTAGGTGAGCGACGCGGAGCTGGTGTTGCCAGCTCCCGATGAGGAAGGGCCTACAGCGTCAAAGGCGACAGCCATAAACCCTCCGTGTTAAACTACGCGGTTCCCCGGATTCCCGTTTAGTTCATCGCGTAAACTTGGAACGTGGACACCACGAAAGCGGTCGGCGCGGTCGCCCACTGCGAATACAAATCCACATAATACGAAACGGTGGTCGGGATAGTCACCACCTGAGGGATCCCGGCGGTGATAGTCGAACCCCACACGAACGTCGACGACGCGGTGACGTTGCTGCTCCCCGGCCCGCATGTCATAGTCCCCCCCGGATACCATGTTGAGACAGTGCCCGTCGAAACACACGACATCCACAACTGAATCTCCCACGCCCCCGTCGTCGACGTCGGGAAAGTGTTAGACCCCGTGCTCGCGACCGTGACGCTGCTCGCAGCGGTCGTCGCCAACGCGGAATCCAAGATGAGACTGATCTTATTACCCGTGTTAGCGCTGACGTCATAACCGCCGTTCGCGACGACCATCAACGATTTCCCCTGCATCTGCGAAGGGGACCAGATGTTCTGCAGAGGAGGCATCAGGAAAGGAGCGGCGGTCGCTGACGTGCCGCTGACGCAGGTGACAGCCGTCGCGGCGAGGGTCGCGCCGATCGCGGGCATACTGTAAAGCAGCTCAACGTTGGTGCCGTACACGAAACTCAAGGGTCTCTCCCCCTTCCTTTTAGCTGGTGACGTTAATCGCCCACGTGAAAGCAATGGAATCACCGGAGTTCAGCGCGAGCTGCGTGAAACCCGCATGCGCGAACAAATCAGCGTGATTCGGGTTACCCGGACCAGCGCCGGGGACGTTCCCCAACGTCACCACATCACCGGACTTAGCAGTCCCCGCCACCGACCCGTTCTGAGCGCGGGTGATAGTCCACACGCTCGTCGCGACGTTGGTAACCTGAATTACCTCATTGTTAAGCTGGTAATAGCCGTTAGCGCCCGCGCTCGTGGTGATCGTCAACGATCCGGACCCGCTGGCGACAGTGCTGCTGACGATATAAGCAGACGGCTTAGTCGAGGTGAACGCCAGGAAAGACTCCCCGACAGACTCCCCCGTGGAAGCAGTGAGAGTGGCGGTCACCTGAGTGGTGACGGACCCGGCGGCGACTGTGTTGCCGGTGACCGTCGCGGTGCCAACCACACGCGCCTCGGAGAATTCCTGATACGGGGCGATGTCAGACCATTGCCCCGTGGTGATCACCGTGGACGGCTGAGAAGCGGGGAGAGCCGTGGACACAGAGTTGTATCCGTTCGCGCCGCCCCACCCCACATAGGTCGGGTAAGTCCACCCGGCGGTGGTCGCGGTCCCGGACATCCACTGGCAGATGTACTCGAAACCCCGGTTGACCACGTTCACATTGTTCGCCAGACAATCACGCCTTCCTCAGCATCATCTTGTTTGCTTTCCTTATCCGCCGCTGAGCGACGTGATAACCGAACAGATTCCATTTCAGCCGCTTCCACCGGGACCCCTGATGAGACGCGATCACCCCAAGATCCGTCACCTCCGCAGGATCAGCGCATCCGCAGGCCCCGCAGGGTTTCCCCAGCTCCCGTTTCCCCCCGCACACCCAGCAGGCGCGGATGATGATCGCGGAGAGGGAAACCGCAGGGCCGACATGCGTTTTCATCAGATCAGATCCTCCGGCCACAAAACAGCGGACCGATCCCACTCAAGATCATTCCAGAACTCCACCTCCCGCACCGACCGTTCATCAGCAGGGTTGAAAATGATCCTTTTCACCCTCGGGCATTCCCGCTGATGGAGACCGCCGCACCACCGGCAAGCGTCATCCTCGAACCTGGCGCGGAGAGCCCTCTTGTCATCCTCGGACAATCCTTCATCAGGAATCAGTATAAGTCGGCTGGCCATTCCTGCCATTCCTTGGAGAAAGCCCCGTCAAAATGCATCTTGTGCTTACCTTTGAGTGTACAGCGAAGTTTCATCCGCCCGCAGTCAGCGATGATGACCGTCTCCGCGCCGCACTCTAGAATTTTCGTCCCGTCAGCCAGTTGTTCTGCTTGAACGTCAGCCAGTTCTGCTTCCCCGTGTACTGCCCCACCAACGCCAGGGACGCCCCCGGCGGCGGACTGCAATTCGGGCATTCCTTCTCCCGGAAACTGAAATTACTCCCGCATTTCTTGCAATAGTTCATGTACGCTGACGCCCAGCTCCCCGGGCTCCGCGACGAAGAATCCCCCGCAGGGTCAATGTTATGCCCGCATTTCGGGCATTTCCGGTGCAACCGCGCGAACCCGTGCCCGCACGAATTGCAGTACACCCACCCGTACGCCTCCGACCATGACCCGTCCGTGATCCCCCGCAACTCGCTGACAGCCCAGATCATCGCGTCGGCGCGGTCATCATGACGCAGCCGGTCCTGCTCCGGCGTCATCATGCAGTTATGCACAAGCACCCCGTTGGCGAAGAACTCGTGTGCGTCTTCAACTGTCAGATCGTAGACAGGCTCTACGATATTGCGCTTGTTTCGCACACTTTCTACCACAGTACTTTGCAATATCGGCTCGGTAAGTGAAGATTTCATTTCCACACGCTGCGCACGCCCTGCCCGTAGGAAGAGGCCCGACGGACTTTCGACGTTACCAGATTCCCCGGGCGAGGGATGCCTGTGATTATCCAGCGAACGCCCATGCTCCGCGTACCCCGTGGGCGCGAACATGGTCAGAAGGGGTGACCGCAACGAGATTGGAGAGCCAGTTGTGACCCTTATCATGGTCTTTATGGTGAATGTGATATCCGTCAGGGATAGGCCCGTAGGCGTCTTCCCAGATATCACGGTGCAAGATCCGTCTTCCTCTAGAACGACTTGCCCGGTAATATCCGGTGTTCTCAAGGAAATACTTCTCGCCGTTGAACTCGACGTAAGGTCAGACAATTTTTCTAGGCACGTAACAAGTTTATCACCCGGACGAAGAAAACCAGCCTCTACCCACCCTATTTCTTCGACGAATACAGGATGGTCCGGAGTGCACACGAGATTCCCGATACCAGTCTCGATTTCCACTGTTCCCCGGACGCCTGTGCAGGAAACAGAGGTGACGGAACGCCATCCTTTCCGCGTCAAAACTTTTTCGCCGGCGATCACAGACTCAATAGGGATCTTACCGGCAGGAACCGTGATCAGCGTCCCCGCCGCCAAGCAGAGCTGATCCTCCAGCTTCTGAAACGTCCCGATATGATGCAGGCGACCCTGCTCCGCGAGCATCGACACCGGCTGCGCGCGGATCAGCTTCCCCTTCGACGCCCGCACAATACGAGGGGGGACGTTCGGATCGGCGGTGCGGAGAGCCTTCGTGAGGTAATCCCCGCCCTGGTTCGCCTCCATCACCACGCAGTCCGCGTAGAACTCGTAGTAGGCGGCGACGGCCCTGCCCATCACCATCTCAGGGGTGCCGTTCACGGACCAGTCAGCGATGATGTACGCCTCATTGTCGGTGCCCTGCCCGGCGATGATGATCCCCGACTCATCCGACCGTTCCCCGGACGTCATCGACGGGTCCACCGCGACGACGATCCGGGAGAACAATTCTGTTTTCAGTTTCCCGTTCTCATGGAAGAACCCGGATTCTTTCACCCGGTGCGCTTCGATGAACTCCCGACGCCACAAAGCGCCTTCGAAGTCCTCCAGCATCTCCCCCTCAAGCTCCTGACGGCCGATCCTAGTGCCGCCGTACTGCCGTTCAAGATCCTCAACCCTTTTCGGGGGGAGCGTGTCATTCTCCTTGAAAACAGCCGACGTCAGGTGGATATCGCAGGTTTCGCCTTTCTTGGCGTGGGACAGCCACCGTTCGTACCATTCCTTCAAAAGCGGGGAAGCGCTGGGGGTGGTCGTGACGATGACCTTAGGGTCCCCTTTACGGAGAGCAGGCTGGAGAACCTCATCCCAGATACTCCGATACCGGTAGGAGCCGACCTCATCAAGCCACGCGCCGGCGAGGTTGTACCCTCTCACGCGTTCCGGGTTCTCAGCGGAGAACCCCTTGATCTCACTCCCGTTGCTCATGGTGAGGAGCATGTTGTTCTTGTTGTAATCAACCAGCTCCCCGGGTTGCGCCTGCGCGCGTATCCCTGAGTCAACGGCGGCGAAGCAGACGTTCTGCACCTGATCGTAGGTGGGCGCGACGACAGCCCATCTTGTGCCGGGGTAGGTGAGGGCCTGCTCGATAATCCAGTTAGCGCCGGCGAGGGTTTTCCCGCAGTTGTGATTCCACAGCCCCTCAGCGGCGTAATTCTCCGCCCCGGGAACTGTCATGTCATAGAACAATCCCATCCCAGCAGGAGTTATAGCCGCCACCCGCGCCCACGTGATAGCATCCGCACATGCCGTCGCCAGGGTCTTCCCGTGTTCCTCCTGAGCTGCTCCCGGAACTGATAGAGCGCTATCAGGCAGGTGAGAATCTGAAAGATCTAGCAGAACAGCTCGGTGTTTCCTACCAGACGGTAGGTCGTGCCCTCCAGAGAGCCGGAGTCCGACTGCGCGGTCACCGGAAAACTCCCGCCACCCGGAAACGGATGTCAGAGGCCCGTCGATTCTACCTCGACGAGGAACGCCTGCGTTATTTCCACTCGCAGCAGCTGACGTGTCGTGAAATGGCTGAGATACTAGACTGCGACGAGGAAACAGTTCGCCAGCGTCTAGTAGAGCTAGACCTGCCACGGCTGGAAGCGAAAGCCCGCCCGGAGCGTAATTACTTCTGGCGCGGAGGCTATTCTGTAGATGAAGATGGGTACATTCTCGTGAAGGCACCCGGTCATCCGCATGCGACATCATCTGGATATGTGCGTCAGCACCGTCTGGTGATGGAGCATTTTCTTGGTCGTTATCTACTTCCGACTGAGGTGGTTGACCACCGTAACGGTGATACCTCGGATAACCGGATCGAGAATCTGCGACTGTATTCTTCCAACGCCGCGCATCTGCGGGAAACCCTGATAGGGAAGAGGAACCTCCCTCCGGAGGAACGGGAGCGCCGCCGGCTAGAAGCTGTCCGACGCGCACGTCAGCGAATCGCCGCCATCCTTGCGGGGTCAGGAAGCGATGACGACCCGTCACAGTGATAACGCTGCCGTCAGCCAGGCTGACCCGGTAAAGCTGGTCCGCTCCCCGGACGAACGGAGCGCCATCCGTCCGAACAGCCCGAGCCCCGTCCTCCGTTAGCGACAGTACCGTGATCGGCCTCCCCGCACGGGCAAGCACGTCAATTCGCTCATGCCGCCCCTCCATCGGAAGGTAAATCCTAGTCTCCCCGGCGACGCAACCCCGACCTGCCATGAAAAGCCAGATGAACCAGTCAGCCTGCCCTTGGCAGAGGTGCGTCACCCCTTCCTTGTCAACCCACCGGCAGCGGTACCCGTTCTTATCCGGGAGATGATGCCTGGGATGGTCGGGGGGAAGCTGCTTCGGGCGGGCCATGGTGTACCATGGACGGGGGGGTTTAGGGATTTTCTTGTGCAGCTCGTCGATGAAGTACTTCTTAACCGCGTCGGGCCAGTCATCGAAATCGCTTGGAAGATCGTACGCTACACCATCACCACATTTTCGTAAGGCACAATGGTCCTTACGTCAGATATAGCGGAATTTAAAGGAAATGTCCACTATCACACCCGAAGAATGGCTCCGTGAATTCCTCGACTCCGAGGGATGGCAAGACGACGAGCATGATGACGTGCACTGCGTCCGGCAGATGATCCAGCTTCTCCCTGATCACCTCTGCGGCTGCGAGAATCACCCTGATGATGAACTCACCCTGCCATTTTCATCATCCCGCAGGGTCATGATCGTCGTCTGGGATAACACGGAAGGGCTTAACCCCCGTCCGGAGTACCCAACTCTGCTGACAGCTCCCGTGTCAGCTGATACAGGCGGACCAGCTTAGCCGCATCATAAACACGCGGGTTCCTCCCGGAGCGCCGGTACTGAGCCATCGGCATCGTCCCCGTCGGCGACAACCCCATGATACGAACGAGATCTCTAAGGTCCCGCTCCGGGATGCCCAACGTCCTGGCGGCGAACTCAAGAGGCCAGTTCTTCCCGTCAACGGGAACCTCCGAAACCCCCGCCCAGCCTCTACGGCATCCGCATCGCTGGTCTGGCATTCTTCACCTTCCCGTAGATGATGTTCCCCGGATGCGAGATCACGTTGGCGATGTCCTCCGGGGTGACGTACCCCGGCCACCGGCCGTTATTGAACAGATGCACCCCCGCCTGCAGATAACAGTAATCGACGAGCTGCGAGCAGATCATATGCTTGCTGTCCCCGATGTACTTCCGCAGCTCATCATCCGGATCAGGGATATGCAGCCGGTGCGCCGCGATAGCGAAATAATCCAGGGCGCTGTACGGGGTGCCTTTAAGCGACAAAGCCGTCTCGACGATCTTCCCCCGCTGCGAATCCGTCAGCTTAACACTGCCGGCGGACCACAGCCACCCACCCTGATCCTCAGGGACCGGAACGAGAGCAGCGCCCCCCGGATAAGCGCCCAGCGTATACCCAAGAGGGCCTTCCTCATCCGGGAGCCCCACATAGATCTCGCAATGCTCAAAGTTACGGAAACCGTCCCCGCACAGCCACTGGCCGACGCGGATAAGCTCCCCGACCTGCCCGGAAATCTGCAAGCAGGCGATATCACCCAACTGCGGAACCATTATGTTCTCACACCATCCTGCCAAAGCAACGTCAACTCGCCCCTGAAATATTCTAGCCGCGCTTTCGGCCGATTACCATCATCATCATGGCATGTCGGGTCACAGCAGAAGATAGCCCCCTCCAAAGCCAATTGCCGGAGAGTTTTCCGTTTACACCACGGGCATGCGGGTTCCGACTGCCCCAGCTCCCTGGGGAGTCGTTTAGCGGCCTCCTGCGTCCCCAGGATCACCTGGCTTTTCCGGCACCACCCTGACAGCCACGTTTTGCAGTAGCCGACCTGAGGGTCCGGGAGAGCCTCCGCCATCCGCGTCAAACTCCCCAACGCGCAGCCGGTGTTAGCCGACGACCCCCCCCGGGGGCGTGCGGGCAAGCCGAGGTCCCGCCGCACGGTCATCTCCGTGCGGCGGGACCAGGAATGCAGATCAAGGATCGCGTTCGCCGCGCTGCTGTTCCACGGCGGGGGGGAATGGCTGACTTTACCGTGGAAATCCCCCCCTGCGGGCATCCATGATTTAATCGTGATGATCCGTTCGAGAACCTCATTCAACGCGAGGGTCTCACGGACCGTATCACGGAAATCAGCGCGCAGAATCACATGAGCGGGAATAGTCGCCGACATAAAACCAATGATATATCAGGCGACTTGCCTGCGTCGAATACCCCGCGTTACCGCTTTCCGGAAATCCGGGGTTCTCCGCGACCAGAAACACCAGCCCATGTACACCCGAGACCCGTGATCATTCACGACCACCACCCAGATCAGCCTCGGGGGGAAACCGCGTTTCATCACCGCCACTGAATAGCATCGGGTATCCGGGGGGGTCATCTTCGCGGTCTGATCGGAGAAATCGAATGACATCTGGTACATCTTCCCCCAGTCAAAGCTGATATCCCACACCCAGTTGAGGAACAGGAACAACGCCGCCGCCAGCGCGTACCACACCCACCCCCACCCACCCCGCGCGGGACGAACCACACCGTGACCATCGCCGCCATCACAAGCACCCACAGCAGAGCCACCCGACGATTAAACCGTCGTTCCCCCCTGGAATTTCCTGACACGCTCAACGTCCTCCGGCTTGTCGGAGATAACACAGTCCGTTTTCGATGACCCGCAGGGGATGAACCGCATATGCGCAGTGCAGACACTCGGACCGGACAAGCCGATGTGAGCGCTTGCTCCCGCGAGATCGTCAAGCCACGACCCTCCCCCCGCCGTCGTGAGATAGTCGTTGAGGTCGTTCCGGAGATTTATCACTTGTTCCCTCCGCAGGATAACCTCATAGGTGCTTGTCTCCCGACCCCGCAGGACACGCCAGATCGCTGTGAGGCGGGTCTTCCATGAATCCCAGTCTTTCCCGCCGACGGAAAGGTAAGCCTGCACCCACAGTTCAGGGTCAAGGTGCTTATCTTCGGGGAACCATTCGAAGATCAGGAAGTGGAAGTCGTGGCAGTCGCAGGGGAAAATGCTCCTCTTCGAGTTACTCACAGGTACCTCCCGTCCACCGGGACGGTAATCTCCGGGCGTCGGGGCGGGTAACCCCGCTCCCACTCCTCCGGGTCATACGGGTCGCAGGAGATGACGTCATCATCGTCAAGTTCCGTGATCACCTCAGCTCCCATCTCCTCGATAAACCACTTCACGCTCTCCCCCGGGGGCGTCTCCCATGGCATGCTCACCGTCCCACCTCATGGTAATCCCACTCCGCCGCCTCCCACTTCCGCCGGTCCAGCACATACCGGCAGTCAATCACCGTCCCCGGGGCCAGCTCCGCCGGGTTGATCTGCGTCCACGCCGGGTCGTTCGTCGTGACGATCACCAGATCCGTGCACGCCATCGCCTCCTCCGCCGACCTCCCGCTGACGAAATCAGGGCTGTCCGCATGAGGGTCGTAAACGGTCACCTCCGCCCCGGCGTACATCAGAGTGTAAGCGAGGTACATCCCCGGCGACTCTCGCATATCCGACGTCCCCGACTTGAACGCCAGCCCCAGCACCGCCACCCGCTTCCCCTCAAACCCGCCGAGGAGACTCTTAGCGAGGATAAGCACCTGCTGCCGACGCCAGTCGTTGATCCGCGTCACCTGCTTCAACAACCCCGCCAGCCGCCGCGCCCCATGATCATCCGCGAGGCGGGTCAGCATCTCCACATCCTTCGGGAGGCACCCGCCCCCATACCCCAACCCTGGATGCATCCCCAGCCGGCCGATACGATGATCCCACCCCATGATCTCCGCGACCCCCAGCGGATCCCCCCCGTTCACATCACAGTACTGCGCGATCCCGTTGATAAACGAGATTTTCGTTGCGAGGAACGCGTTGCTGGCAAGTTTCGCCAGCTCCGCCGTGCGGGTGTCCGTCACCGACACATGCGTATGCGCGACGATCAGATATGAGTAGACTTCCCGCAGGACCCGCTCCGCGTCCCTCCCGCCCACCCCGAGAACCAAACGTGACGGGTACAGGGAATCCTGCACGGCGGTCCCCTCCCGGAGAAACTCCGGGTTCCACGCCACATCCACCCCCACCCCCGCCGGGGCGGCAGCCCGCGCTGTCACACGCAGCTTCGCGGCGGTCCCCGGCGGAGTCGTCGACTTCCCCACCAGAAGGTTCCCCGTCCCTTTCAGATGCGGGACAAGAGCATGCACCGCGTCGAACAGGTAATCCAAGTTCACCTCCCCGTCATCGTTCACCGGGGTTCCCACGCAGAGGAAATGCACATTCGCGTACTTCCCGACCTCCGCGACATCCGACGTGAACCGCAGCTGCCCCGTCCGCACATGATCCTCGACCAGCTCCGCCAGCTCCGGCTCATGAAACGGCGTCACCCCCCCCTCGATGAGACGCATCCGCTCCTCATCGTTGTCCATCCCCACCACATGATTCCCCATCTCCGCCAAAGCAGCGGCGTGGACCAGGCCGAGGTAGCCGAGACCCGTGACTGTGACGCGCAATTTCACTTTCCTTCCATCGGAGCGTGGACAGGGCACCCCTCCGTGATCCACCAGCCGTTCGGGGAGAACGGAGGGTACTTCCCGTGATTGTTATCCATCACCGCGCATTTGCAGCCGAGAGCGGAAGCCTCATCCGACCCCGGGTTCGGGGGGGTGTCACCATTCACCATTGTCATCCTCATCCTTCTTCACGTTCACGATCATCTCATACACCATCATCGTCTCCTTCTCATAGAAAAGAGCCGCCCGGGAAAAAACGGGGGGACCATTTTTTCCCGGGCGGCCAGCCGAACCGAAGAGCTTAACTTACCCTTCGGACTCCGTAAGATTGAACGAACTCGTCGAAACCTCCACCGGGGTGAGCGTCGCCGTGCCGTTCGTCGCCGACACCGCGACGAGACCGCCCGTCCCGTAGTACGGGGTCGCCGTGTAAATCGGGTACGCCGGCTTGTCCGACGAGTAGTAGTTCACCGTCACCCCCGACAGGTTGATCGGGGAGATCGCGTCGAACGCGTTCGTCGTGATGTTATCCGTGAACGCCCCAGCGCCCGTCTCCCAGAACTCCGGAGACACCGACCTGCGCCCCTGGTTCACCGGCACAGTGTCAGTGCGCGCCCACCCGGTCGTCGTGTCCGCGACCGCGAACTGAATCGACTTGTCCTTCACCCGGGAGTTCGCGTTGAAGTACACACTCGTGTCCACCTTATTGCCGTTGGACACCGTGATCGGGATGATCCCATCCGAGTACACCCGGTTAGCTCCCGCCGGGCTGTCACCAGCCGGGACAGACGGGGTAGCGTTCGTCAGCGTCGGAGCCGACGACCCGTTCTCCGTGATGGTCGCGAGGAGCCCCCCGGACGCGCACACATCCGTGTCGTCGTCCACCGCAGTCGAGTTGAACACCCCGTACGCGTACGCGACGTACCACTTCCCGTTGGACTGGTCGTAGAACATCCCGTCCTGCGCGACCAGACCCGTGTTCGGGTCGCACAGCTCCTGACCCTCAGCGCCGTCCAGGATCACCGTCGACGCGCCTGAACCCGTCACGTCGTTAAGCGACGACAGCACCGTCGCCGCGACCGTCCCCGACCCCACATACCGGTAATGCGTGTGATTATCCTGGGAGATGAGGATCCCCGCCTCGCCGGCGGTGTCGTTCGTGAACGGAGCCGGAGCCACCGTGACCCTCACGACGGGATGCGAGACAGCAGCATCCGCCGTCCCCGACACCGCGCCGGCTGCCCCCACGACAAGGGTGAAAGCACCCAGGCCGGTAAGGATTCTCCTGCTGATTCTCACTGTTTCCTCTTTCACGTTTGATGAACGGGAAACCCCCCAAGGATAAAGACGATCATCAATATCCCCGGGGGGGTTATCTCGCAACCAGGGAACACATCCCGCCGGCCACGCCCAGAACACTAGCGACACCCGCCCGGACTGTCAACCCGCCCGTCCGGATACAAAACAAAAACAGGTTTCCCCAGCTCACGCGCATAACGGATCGTCGCCCACGACCCCGAACGACGCACCTCCACCCCACCCGGGCAGCCGATCAGATAATCACACTCATCCACAATGTCCCGGTTCCGCACCAAATACGGCTTCGCGTCCTCAATCATCTCCACCCCCGACCCGATGAACGAGCAGAACGCCCGCAGCCGGTCATCAGCCGGCGGGTGGATCCGCACCCGCACCCGCAACGCAACACAGAACAGATGCGCCTCCACATCCGCGCCGACGCAATCACCGTGATGCAGCACCCGGGGACGCAGCTCCGACAGCAACCCCAGCAGGTTCCCCCGCTGGAAACTAGTCAGCCCTTCCCGTGACCCCGTGAACCCCGCGACCTCACCCAGATCCACGCTGCGCCCTCCACTCCCGGCACCGCACCCGGTTCGCCTCCGAACACCTATCACACCGGCACCCCCGCGCGTACATCGACGCGTCCCCATGATCAGGATGACGCCGCCGCGTCCAGCACGCCCGCATCCCCGGCGGCTCCACCGGCCCCCCCGCCTCCGGGAACGTCCGCCCGTGCACCACCCGCTCCGCCGTCGACACCGCGACGTCATACAACTCAGCCAGCGCCGCGAACGAATACAACCCGGCCGCCCGCAGCACCCGCATCTCCCGCGCCTCCGCCGGCGTCAGCTTCACACCCACCTGCCGTCACCACCCTTCCCCCCCATCTAACCACCCCCCAACACCGACACCGACTTGACATCAACATGACATTCGTCTAGATTCCCTCCCATGTCGGAAACCCAACCGTTCGTCACTCACATCACCGAGACGATCACCCCCCAACTCGCCCAGAAATACCTCGACGACAACAAACTCAACCGCCCCATCCGCGAATGGCGCGTCAAACTCCTCATGGACGACATGAAAGCCGGCCGGTACCTCGAAAACGGGGAAGGCGGCGTCACGTTCGACTGGAACGGGAACATCGCCGCCGGGCAGCACACCCTCACCGCCTGCATCCGCTCCGGGACCGCCATCCGCTGTCGTGTCACCCGAGGGGTCGCCCCCGAATCCCGCGCCACCATGAACGACAGCATGCACCAGCGTTTCTCCGACGACCTCCACGTCGCCGGCGTCAGCAACAGCTCCGCCGTCGAATCACTCCTCCGGAAAGTCGTCGTGTGGGAAAACGTCGCCAGGGAAAACAAAGGGCAAGGGGGGCTCCTCACCTGGCGCAGCTACCGGATGAGCCGCTCCGCCCTCGCCGCCGAATGGCCCACCTACGCCGT